TGTATCTATTTATACTTGTTGTTCAGCACTATGTGATCTTCCTTGAGTTAAATCTCCTACCTCTGTAGCATCTGCGTCCGTTGCAAAAGGAAATTTTTGTATTCGTGGTCCTTCAGTAGAAGGAGGAGTTGAACCGCCAGAATCATATCCATTTGTTGTAGATGATTGGCCACTTCCTGAACCTACATTCATCGATAAATTAGCAATATCAGCGGCATTACCATCTGATGCAAAAGAAAATTTTTGTATCTTTAATTTAAAATTTGGAAAACCTCCAGTAGCATAACCATGAGTTGTAGAACTTTGCGCACTATGTGAAGAAGTTCCTTCAGTCAAATCTCCAACATCAGATAAAAGAGTATCCACTACCATAGAAAATTTTGTTATATCATCTATAGGCACTCTAGAGAACGGATTACCGCCAAAGCTTGGAAATACCCTACCTCCTGATGAATATCCGTGTGTATTTGAGGAATGTCCTCCCATGACCTCTGTTGTTCTATCTTCGTGAAAGCTTACTTCTCTTGAATTCGCATCGGTCGCAAATGGAAACTTTTCAATATATCTAGCACCTATAGCAATCGGAGGCATTTTTCCGGGTATAATATAACCATTCGTAGCGGATGATGTACCAGCAGCAAGTGCTGTTGGACCATCGCTTATATCTCCTACATCAGTAGCATTGCCGTCTGATGCAAAAGAAAATTTATCAATAGTTTCTCTATGAGAAGGTTGTGTAGGTCCCGCGCCAGTTGGATCATTTCCACCAGCTGTATATCCATGAGTAGATGATGATGAACCAGCTGATGTATCTCTTCTTTGAGTTAGGTCTCCAACGTCAGTCGCATTAGCATCACTACTAAAAGGAAATTTGTCTATTGTATCTCGCCTTGTGCCGTTTGAGTTTCCTCCTGAAGCATATCCAGAAGTACTTCCTTGAAATGAAAAAGTTTGTGATTGTTGATTAAACAATTTAGAAGTATTTAAAGTGTTAACTGTTAAAGTGTCGACATTTATACCTCTATTCGCAGTATTTCCGGTTGCTAATACAGAGTCAATATTAATACCACCATAAATTAATTCACCTGCTCCATCAGATACTAGAGCTTTTCCTAAAGCTCCTGCTGAGTCCGGCAACGTATAGACAATATTATCGCTACTATCTATTAACGCTATTTTATTTCCTTTTATTTGTAAATCAGCCATTTATGATTGGTGTCCTGTCGATTCGCCTCTACTTTTACTTATATCTCCTACGTCAGTAGCAGTACCATCACTACTAAAAGGAAATTTGTCAATAACATTTGTGAAAACACTTTGAGGAAGTACATATCCACCAGATGTATATCCATGAGATATAGAGCTTTGACCGGCACTAAATCCTCTTGCTACACTTAGATCTCCTACTTCTGTGGCGTTTGCATCTGAACTAAAAGGAAATTTTTCAATTGATGTTATGACAGTGGTAAATAAAGGTGAATCATTGTTACCACTTCCACCAGCTACATATCCATGTGCTGTTGATGATTGCCCGACACAGTGTGCTTTTTCTGCGGCTAAATCACCAACATCAGTTGCAGCAGAAGTATTAGAAAATGGAAACTTATCTATTATATTTTTACGGCTGAAAAAAGGAGGACTAAGACCTCCGGCTAAATAACCGTGAGTAGTAGATGAATGACCAGCACCTCTTTGTCTAGCCTGACCTAAACCCAAAAAGCTGTGTACAGCAGAATTTGTATCATGAGCAAATGGAAACTTAGCAATTGTAGGTGAACTTGGCGGAGTGTTCTGTGATGCAGCTCCACCAGAAGAATATCCAGTGTCAGTTGATGAATGTCCCATTGAACCGGCTTTTCCTGAACCTACAAGACCACCTACCTCAGTAGATTCTGCGTTGTTACTGAACGGAAATTTATGAATTATAGCTACTGAACTAACACCGCCAGTAGAATAGCCATGATCAGCAGAAGATTGGCCTGATGCTCTTTGGCCGGACTTATTAAGATAACCCGCATCAGTAGCATTAGCGTCAGAAGCAAATGGAAATTTGTCTATGGTGCGACCTCCATTGATTCCTTCCGGATCACCAGCAGGACTTGGAAAAACAGGATTAAAAGGCTGTTGCCCACCAACAGTATATCCTGAAAATACACCTTGAAAATTTAATAGTGCTCCACCTTCTACAATTGTATCCGCTTCAATAGTTTTAGCATTAATAACAGTGACTGTCATATCTCTATTCGAAGAATCTCCTGCAGCCAATACAGAATCAATATCTATTCCACCAAAAAATAATTTGCCTGTGCCATCTGTTACAAGCGCATTTCCTGCTGTACCAGCCGAATCAGGTAATGTATAAATTGTATTATCATTACTGTCGACAAATGCAATTTTATTTCCTTTTATTTGTAAATCAGTCATACTTATCCTTGAGTTCCTGCCGCTACTCTTCGTGCTTGAGTTAAATTCATTCCGGTATCTGGTGCATCAGCATCTGTTGCAAAAGGAAATTTGTAAATATTACCCGCCCCGTCGGGGCTTCCGCCACAAGCATATCCGTGTGTAGCTGATGATACTCCAGCCATTCCATATCTACGATCGTTATAAAATCCAGGAGAAGCAATCAAATCTCCTATTTTTGTAGCATTTGTGTCTGTCGCAAAAGGAAATTTTTGAACATCACTTCGATATAAAGGTGGAGGAGAGAAAGTAGATCCTGTTATTCCTCCAGTTACATATCCATGAGTGGACGATGATTGCCCAGAAGTATCAGAATTTTGTAGTATAAGATCTCCAACATCGGTCGCATTAGCATCGGTACTAAAAGGAAATTTATCAATAGTATTTACGGCAGTAGGACTGCCTAGGCCAGTTTCACCACCTGAACTATATCCATGAGTACTAGAATTTGTTCCACTAGCTTCTTTTCTACTTTGACTTAGATCTCCTACATCGGTCGCATTGGCATCAACACTAAAAGGAAACTTATCGATAGGGTTAGCCCCAGTTTGAGATGTTCCTGGAAAAATAGTCGGCATGCCGCCAGCAGTATATCCATGAGTGGATGAAGATTGACCTGCGGTGCTAGCACGAGACTGTGTTAAATCACCAACATCAGTGGCATTACCATCAGTACTAAAAGAGTGCTTATCAATAATATTTGAACTAGTTACCGACGGACTGCCAGGTTGAGTACCGCCAGTTGTATATCCGTGAGTTGATGAAGATTTACCAGAAACTTTTCCTCTTGTCACTGTTAAATCGCCTACATCGAATGTAGCAGTATCATATCCAACTGCGGTATTGAATTTATCAATTGTATTTGTAAGACTCGGCGCCTCACCGCCAGAAACGTAACCATGAACTGGATAAGCAGGTGTTGGCGGTGCAGGACTTGGATTAGCAATATTGATAGTTTCACCTCTAGCAATATCGCTATTAAGAACATTAACAGTTATATTTCTATTCGAAGAATCTCCTGCTGCTAGTACAGATTCTATGTCAATACCGCCATAAAATAATTTACCAGCTCCATCAGTTACTACAGCCTCTCCAATAGAACCAGCAGAATCTGGAAGCGTGTAAATAATATTATCATTACTATCTAGAAGTGCAACTTTGTTACCTCTAATTTGTAAGTCAGCCATGATTATCCTTTGTTAGGTTTCGCAGTATTTCTAGTTCCAGCACCAAGACCTGGCGTATCTGTATGAGAATGAGTATGGTTAACTAATGAAACGCCATCAACCACAACATCGCCAGTACCGCCATTTATATTTACTGTATTAGCATCGACTTTAACATTAGTTGCTAATACATTTGCATTTGTTCCTGCATCAATGTAAGTATTCGTTGTTTTTACAACTAAACTTCCATCTGGATGAAACTCCATAAACGCTCCTGACTTATGATGTATATGTATTCTTTCACCACTTGGAGTATCATCAATCTCGATGACATGACCACTTGTGGTTTGTATTACTTTATTGTGTGGATATTCAGCTGCATAAGGATCACCCGGGGCCCCTGAAACGCTTACACTTTTTGTAAGAGTATTTGTTCCTCTTGCAAGTTGATTTGTAGATCTACCACCCGGAGAATTTTCTTCAAGTTTAGGTAAAGAACCTACAACAAGTGGAAGTTGTGAATTTGATCCATCTAAAAAGATTCCAAAGACTAACGAATCAATTTGAATTCCTAAATTATTACCGAGTCCGTTTGTTCCACCTTGTGTAAGTGGTATTACCACTTGAGCCCATGGTAAATCTGCATCTGGAATATCTGTTTTATTTTCAGAATGAACTCCATAGATTCTCACTCGTATTCTTCCGAGTTCTTCTGGATCAATAATATCAACGACAGTTCCTAAAAACCATCGTGTTCTATCTCCATAATAATCTATATATTTTTTAGGTATCATAGTTAGCCATCTTTACACATTGAAGCGATACATCATATGTCTCTCTTTTAAACATATGACGAGCAGCAAAAACTAAATAATCTCCTGATGCTTTAGTATCTATACCCTTGTTTTCTCTTGATTCAGGAGTTGAAGAAGGAAATTCAATTCGTAAATTATTACCAATTGTAGAATGTTTATCACCGTCGATAAAATCAACTCCTGGTACTACAATAGTTAAAGGTGCCTTTTTCAGTATTCCATCCATTGCTCTACATATAATATTTAGTTTGTAGTCAGAAGTAATATTACTTTCACCAAAACTTAAGATTTCATCTGGTCCTGTGTAAGCACTCGATCCACCAATCTGTGAGATAAGTCGTGATTTATACTTATTAAAAGAGATTCCATTGTGTTTATAATCTTCTGAAAACATATATTGATTTTGATCTCTTTTTAAAACACCTTTTGTGGAAATTGGTTTTAATAGATCTCTTACGATATCAAATGAAAATTCGTTCTTTTTATTCTTTGTCGTATCGATATATTGGTATTGAGCTCCAATGAGACCAGCATATATTAGTGTCATTAAATCTTCTGAGTTATGAAACTTATAATTTTTAATTGTTCTTCGTCTGACATCTCGATTCGTTGCTTTTACAACTAAACTCGATCTTTTATATGAAACATCAGGATTGATTACTTCATTTTCAATCATTGTTCCTAAATCAGTAAATTTTAAATTATCTTCTGTTAGAACAGAAAACATATAGAAAGGATATCCTTCCTTTGTTGACGCTCTATTTGATACCCATTGAATCGTTTCTAACGGATCTAAATTTGGAACAATCATTTTGAAAAATTGTTTATCAGTGTTTGATACGTCGACTGTTTTACCTAAAAAGTTTTGTGATACCTTTTTAATAATTTCAGAACATCGACCTTTGTACGATTTATTAATGTTTATCAAACATGCAGTATATCCAATATCTTCTATGATATTAATTACTAATAATTGAGAATTATCGTTAACTCTTTTCTTTGAAATAAGTTTATCAATATAAAATGTTTTTACAATTGTTACTGAACCAGATCTAGAACTCTTTAATTTTACAGTAATCTTTTCTCCACCTAGGATATCTACTCTTTGCATGATATCAGCGTCATCAAGAATAACGGCAGTTCCGGTAAGATAAGGTTTTTCAATACTTTCAAAGATTTCTAAATCACTAAGTTGATTCTTTACTTCTAAAGGTTTATTCAACCTATCAGATTCTAAAAGAACCGACTCAAAAAGATAATCTGATTGTTGTTCTGGTGCGCCTTTTAACATTATATCTTAATTGCCTGTTTGAATGCGTCTGCTATTTGATCGATATTGCCTGGTCTGAAAACTCTAATTTGTTTTAGACTATCATTAACTCTTACTAATTCTTCTAAATTTGTGACCGGTATGTCTCCAGTTCCTAAAACAAAATCGCCGTTTGAATCAATTAGATCTATATGTTCACCTGAAGTATTTTCTATATGGTGTGTAGCATTAATTTGATCGACAATGCTTGATACATCACTAGCAGCAATAGTTGTAGTTGATCCATCTGCATTTATCGTTTGATATCCTTGTGTTGATGTAATATTACCATTGACATCTGTCAAAACTAATTGTAATAAATCAGTGTCTCTATGAATAATTTTTGCGGTTGCTCCGTTATTCACCCCTGTAATTGTTTGTCCTACTTTGAGAATAGTAGAAATATCAATCGACAAATTCATCACTTTAAAAGGATATTTTCTAAGAGCAAATTCGTATAATTTTTTCTGTGTTAACGGCCAGCCTTTTTCTCTGATTTTATCATTCAACATATAAAAAGTCCAGTGATATTCTGGAGTATCGTAAATCTTTTGAGAAACGTTATCTGGTCTCTCACCATCTAAAATATTATAATCTTCGTACATCGTAAGATTATCTTTTACTTGATCAATAACGTCAGTGTATATTGAGATATTTCTAAATTTATCTTTTTGAGCGTGATCGCCAAACATGTAATCAATTGTAGGAAAATATTTAAAGTAATCCATTAGAAATCTCCTACTGCATTTGATGGTCTAGTTTCAGACTTTTGAAATTCGTGTTGATAATAAATATCGTTCTCTTCGTTTCGAATATCAATTTTACTAATAGTTTTATACTCAACAAAGCTCAGACTTAAATTAATATCAGTTGGAGAACCATCTTCATGTAACGCACCTGATTGATTATTATATGAAGTGCTAACAGATCTTAAATAACTTAGTTTGATCGGAGTTCCTATATTTTTAAATGGTCCATCAACATTTGAAAGCAATTTAATTCTAAACATATTAGGATATTTAAATCCTAATGGAATATCAGCAGATCCGAGTTGGCCACTGATTTCTTCTGGATACATATGATACCTAAAATATTTTACGATGTCTTTAACTGCGATCGCTTCTTTTCTTGATTTTGGTTGAAACTGAAATTGGAATGTAAATTCTCTAATTGCAACTCCATTAAAAAGAGTTCGAACGTTTGGATTTAAAATTACTCTAGCTGAAAGAGTTGTTGCATTACTTAATTTATCATTTGGAATAATTTGAGCAATACGAGCTGCACCGAGTCCAGTTACTCCTTCTCCACCAAGTAACTTAAACGCTTCAACAAAAGATTGTCCAGCTTGCTTGATTCCTTCAAACACAGAATTAGGAATACTTGCGCCGGCGTTCATCGCTGTTGCAGCAGCCATTCCAGTTGCCCCTAAAGATGCATTTCCATATTCAGCTCTATCATTTACTTGAAATGCAATTGGCAAATAGAGATCTGTCTTTTCTCCAGGTATTGGTTTAACATCAACAGCAGAAAGACTTGCAGATTCTTTATTTAATTCAAATCCTCCATCACTTCCACCTTCAACTTTATTTGAACTAAATTGAACATTAAATCTGGGTGGAATCACCTTCATTACTTGAAAAGTGATTCTGCTTTTGTATTGATCAACTTCATCGATTGGATATCTTCGTTCTACGCCGGCATGAGGGGCGAAATCTTTATAGCTAAATGACATCTATTTTTCCTATAAATATAAAAGTAATTTTATCTTATTTATATAGAAAAATGGCGTATTCTGGTTACTATAAAGTGAAGAACATAAAGAAGTATAAAGGTGACTATACAAAAGTCGTCTACCGATCGTTATGGGAAAAATCAGTTTTTTCTTGGTGTGATTCAAATCCAAATGTAAAAAATTGGTCTTCAGAAGAAGTTGTGATACCTTATTATTATGAAGCAGATAAGAGATATCATAGGTATTTTCCAGATCTTAAAATTGTTTTTGAAGATAGAACACTTTTAGTTGAAATCAAACCTGAAAAAGAAACTGTACCACCAACCGGTCCTAAAAGAACTCGAAAATATATTAATGAAGGTTTTACTTACATTAAAAATATGAATAAATGGAAAGCTGCAAATGAATATTGTAAAGATCGTGGTTGGGAATTCCAAATATGGACTGAAAAGACTTTACAAGAAATGAAATTACTTACGAAACCTGTACCAGGTAAATTGAAGAAACTAAAACCTCTACAGCCATTTCGTAGAAAACGCAGAAAAAAGATATAAATACTGATATGGCAGGTGAAAGTTTATTTCAACAATTAGAATTCGAAGCATTTCGTGCAGGGATTACTCCACGAACGAAACAGTCTATTGAGTGGTTTCGTAATAAAGCAAGGCAAATGTTTCGAGGTAGAGTAATTAATCGTAAAAAAATATTAGATGATGATCTAATTGATTTAAGAAATCGACCCGTGACACGCACAAGAGGGCCAGTAGGAAACATGTATATGTTTTTTTACGATCCTAAGTATAAAGAAACTTTACCTTATTACGATGGATTTCCTTTAATTCTCATGATGGGTCCGGCAAAAGATGGATTTTATGGATTGAATTTACATTATCTTCCACCTGTTTTAAGAGCAAGAGTTTTAGATAGAGTACTAGCAGAAAAAGGCGGTGTGCCGAAAAGATTTATCGCTCCAGCTATGAAACACTATTTGTTTAAACATGTAAGAAGTAGATTTGCTTTGGTTGATAAACCAGAATGGGAGATTGCTACATTTCTTCCAGCTGCAGATTGGAATAAGGCTTCAGCAAATAAAGTATATAGAGATACAAGGAGATCATTGTGAGAGTTGATAAATTAAAAAGTGTTATATCTCAAAAACAAGGTATCGCTCATCAAAATAAATTTTTTGTTGAATTGCCACAAATCGGAGGAATCAGTTTAGAAGATTTAAATCTACTATGCAGAAGTACGTCTCTACCTGGAAAACAGATTCTAACTCATGAAAGAAGAATTGGAATGAAGTTTGAAAAGGTTGCATATGGATATGCTGTTGATGATGTTACTCTTTCATTTCTTATTTTAAATGATTACGGTGTCAAAGAATATTTTGATAATTGGAGAGCAACTATATTAGATGAAGAAGGAGGTACTGTAAGATATAAATCAGATTACCAACATCCTGTTAAAATTCACCAATTAAAAGTGGTACAGGATGATCCAAATAAAATGGATCCTAGAATTATGAATCTATTACCTACCGTCGCGGGTTTAGTCGGCGGAACAAAACTAAGCGGAATCACAAGTAAGATTATAAGTTTTATACCAGATCCTGAAACTTTCTATGAATCTGCCTACTGCGTAGAATTGATCGATGCATTTCCTACGACAATATCAGCAGTAGAATTTAATAATGAGGAAACTCAAATGATGGAATTGAGCGTACAATTATCCTATACAAATTGGAGAAAGGTACAATCCTCGCAACAACTTTACAGAGGTTAAATTATTATGGCGTTACCCAAACTTAATACACTACCGTCTTATGAGATGACAATCCCGTCATCTGGTAAAAAGGTACACTACAGACCTTTTCTTGTCAAAGAAGAAAAGGCAATTATGATCGCATCTGAAAGTGGTAATAATTCAGATGTTTTTAGAGCATTAGTTCGAACAATTGCAGATTGTATTGAAGAACCAATTGTAGAACAAGCATTAACTTCTTTTGATATTGAATATGCGTTTTTACAAATGAGAGCAAGAAGTGTTGGTGAGACCGCTAACATTGCTTTTAAATGCGAAAAGTGTGAAGCTTCAAATCCAGTTGAAATTAAACTTGATGAAGTTAAAATCGCAATTCCTGATATCGAAAAAACTATTAAACTGACTGATGAAATTTCTGTCGAAGTCGACTGGCCTAGTTTCGAAGATGTAGTTCGTGTAGGAGTTGATAAAGCTGCAGACGCTGAAAGTGCTTTTAAATTAATTGCAAGTTGTTTAAGAGCTGTAATTACAGAAGAAGAAAGAATTAATTTAAGAGACTCAACAGATGAAGAATTAAAAGACTTTATTGAATCGATGAATAGTAATCAGTTCGCTGCGATTAGAGATTTTATTGATCAAATTCCAGCGTTAAATCATGATATAGACTTTACATGTAAGTCATGTAGTCATGAAAACAAATTAAAAATTGAAGGGTTGCAAAATTTTTTATAATAGCTCTATCTCATGAAAATTTAGAGAATTTTTACCATATGAACTTTAATTTAATGACCCATTGGAATTGGAGTTTAACTGAGATAGAGAATATGTTACCATGGGAAAGAGAAATTTATATTAATCTTTTGATTAATCATTTAGAAGACGAAAAACAAAGGCAAAAAAATGGCTAATTTAGAAATTGTTGCTCAACAGCTGAAAGTTAATAACGAACAAAACATGGCAGGACATGAACTTGTCGCTGAAAGTGTTGAACGTTTAACAAGAAGAGTTGATAAGTTTTTAAAGGCAGTTCAATTAGGTCAATTAGATCTACTTGAAATGTTAAGAGAGCGCAAGAGTCAAACTCAAGGTACTCAGCCAGGAAGTGACAAAGATCCGAAACAAGATCGATCTAAATTAGCAGCTATTCTTGCAGGAATTATCGCCGCAACCGCAGGATTTTTGACAGGAATATTAGATAGTATTAAAAGATTATCACAGTTAACGGGTCTCACTAAAAGATTAGAAGCAATTAGAGATGGCATGAGATTATTTGGTAGTGAATTAGTTAAAACAATTAAGATGACTTTTACCGGAGCTCTTAAAATACTTGATGATTTGCTACAACCATTCAAAGCTTTCTTTGGTCCAGAAGGTGGATTCATGAGATTTATTAAAGGTATAACAGGTGCCTTTAGATTAGCTTTTACTCAGGCTCTTGCAATTATAGATGATTTATTACAACCGTTTAAAAATTTATTTGCTGGAGAAGGCTTTATTGGAAAGAAGATGAAATCATTCTTTAATACTCTTAAAAATATTTTTATGTTTCCTTTTGAGGATTTTGTCGATGATGTTGCAAAACCATTTAAACAAGTATTTCAGGCTGGTGAAGGACCAAGTTTATTAAGTAGAATTTTTAGCACAATTATGCGTCCGTTCAACGCAGCATTAACTTTTGTGTCAGATTTAGTAAAACCCATCAGAACATTTTTCTCAGCTGAAGGGCCAATTGCAAAGGCATTTTCAGTTATTACAGACGCATTTAAAATATTTGCAGAAAATTCTAAATTTATGCAAATATTAGGTGGAATTGGTAAAACAATTGGTCGACTCTTCGCACCTCTCTTTGTAATCATGACCGCTTATGACACTGTAAAAGGAGTTATTGAGGGATTTGTTGATGACGAAGGAAATATAGGATCTAAAGTAGTATCAGCAATTGCTGGAGGAATTAAAGGTCTAGTCAACTCGATAGTTGGTATGCCATTAGATCTATTAAAAAGCGTAGTCGCTTGGGTACTTGGCAAATTCGGATTCAATGAATCGGCCGATGCGTTAAAAAGTTTTAGTTTCGTAGATATTATTAACAAAGCTGTTGATACAATTTTTGATTTATTTAAGATGGTTCTTAACGGAGTTATTGAATTAGCTGCTAGTGCAATTGAAAAAATTCCATTTATTGGCGATGACGTAGGTGATATGATTCGAGGTGGAAAAATGAATTTGAGTACTGATGTTACTCAGAAAGATATTGATGCTGCAAAAGCTGATGAAAGAAAAGCTGCAATAAGAGCTGACAGAGCTGATGAACAATTGCGTAAATCCAGAAGAGCTTTTGAACAAGGCAATATGTTTATTCAGGATGCAGATGGTAATAGAAGAAAAGCCACACCTGAAGAAGCTCGAGCTATGATGGACAGGCGTGAAAGAAGAGCTATGCTCGCAGACAAGCAGTTTATGGAAGCAGAAGCGAAAAGATTAGATTTAGAACAAGCTAGACGTGAACAACAAGAAGCTAAAGGTGTTAATGTTGTTGACTCAAGTACTACTCAAAATGTAGATAATAGTAGTTCAAGTAGCTCAGCACTTGTCATGGGAGATCCACCAAGTGCTAAAAGTGATAATGCATCTATAAGAGATATGGCAGCTGCCACTGGTTAATTGGAGCGGGTACGGGGAGTCGAACCCCGATCCTCAGCTTGGAAGGCTGCAGTAATGGCCATTATACTATACCCGCAAGGTGGTAGTCTTTCTAATGAGGGCGCTACCATTCCCACCTGCGTCTTAAATTTTACTCCGTTACAGGCTTAACCGCGTTAACTTACCGCTCGGAATCTCCTTTCATTGTTGCACCAACTTTTGTCCGAATCTAATTCTGCGACTAGGCCGTATGGGTTGGCTGACCTATCTTGGTACTCGCGGCCGGACTCGAACCGGCACGGCTATTACAGCCTACGGATTTTAAGTCCGTTATGTCTACCAATTCCATCACGCGAGCGATGTTGGCCTCTGCGGAGAGATTCGAACTCCCGACCCACGGCTTAGAAGGCCGTTGCTCTATCCACTGAGCTACGCAGAGATTAGTTTTTCCTTTCGTAGAAGATGTGATTACCAATTTGAGCAACTTCTCTTTTACTTTCTGCCCATTCTGGTTTTACATAATCTGCATGATACCATAAAGCATCTCCTACCATAGGATGTAATCTTCCATAATATACTCCACCAGCAATTAGCTGAGCTTCTGACCAAGCTTTTTCCTCGTATGGAGTATCATCTTTTCCATCACAATACCAACTAAATTGACACCGGTGACGAATCGGATAATAAACTCGATCTTCTTCATCGATATCTATATATTGACGAGTTTTCCAGCTCTCTCGCGTTGGACCTTGCTCAACAACATCACAAACATTATCTGGATATAGATCTGATTCCACTCTATTCATTACAACTTGTGATACCGCTATCATACCGCGAATGTCTTGGTTCCTCGCTTCGTGATAGGCATTAAGTGCTAAACAAAATAAAGCTTCTGCGATCATTAATTTCTCCTCATTTTTGCGTATTCTTTTGGGTCTTGTCCTTTTCCGACTGGAACCATGTTTGATTTGTGCATTGTTGCGATACCGACGATGTAGTCTCCACTGTAGACTTGTGGCTTTCTTGTTGGTGCGATGTTGCAGATTGTGTCCGACGTCTTGACGCTTGGATAGTTCGCTGTTGGCCGGCGATAGACATTCTGTGGCGCATATTCCTTAAACTCCTTTTTCTTTTCTTTAATTTGAGTTGGATGAGCACCCATCTTTTTCAACCACTTTTCATGTTCAGCTTGAGCTGCTTCCCAACCGGGACTGCGTTTCACTTTACGCTTCTTTGTATTTAAAGAGGACATTCCTCTTACTAGATGCATTGTCATGATAAAATAAACCTCATTGTTGATACAGCAAGAATAAAACAAAGTACAGAATTCAGTACAATCAATGCTCTATCCTTCCATAAAATTCCTACCCACCACCATAAACATGTACCAATAAGAGATAGAACTACATCATATATCTTTGGTACTTCTTCAACTGATCGACAAAGGACAGCAATGATAATAATTCCTGTTGCTATCCATTTGATCCACCAATCAAGACCTTTATCGCGATTCCAATGTGGCATTAGTTCCAATCAGCGTCAAAAGATTTTTGATCGGCAAGACGATCGCCATAATGTTCTTGAAGGTATTTAGAACCATCTGTCCAAGCATTAATGTTGTGACTATCATACTTATCCATAAAGGATGTTTCAGTACGACGTACACGATTATTGCGTTGAATTTTTTTATTGAATTTTTTGGCATGACGCTTGAGTACTGCGATACGCTCTTCAGTAGTCATGTCTTTTGTGATTGCCATTTTAGCCATAATTATCTCCTCGTTTCATTTTATAGGTCTATTATACAACAGTTTCTAGGGTTTGTAAACAAAAAAATGCATTTAATTTAAAAAAAATGTGAAGTCATGAAACTCAAGCCAAAAAAGAGGAGGAGAAAGGCGAGTTTCATGACTTCAACTCGGTTGAACAGGTTTAACTGTTCCAAACTTTAAAAAGTTCATCTTGTTCACTAGCAGGTAGTGGACCAGAATACTCGCTATAAGCATTCAAATAGAAGACTACAGCATCTTTATATACCATCATGTGACGGCCATCACGATAATCATACCTATACATTGACTTCTCTCCTGTACATTTCTGGTGCGTATTTATTCCATACTTCATAATTAGGATCTAGATCTTCTCGCATTCTGTAAAGAACTTTTCGTTGTTCACTACCAGCTGAAAAGACTCTAAAATCGTCAGAGTATTCGTAAGTCCAATCATGTGTTTGTAACCTACGAGTGTATTCTTCCATTGTTATTTCCATAGTGGATTCCTCGTGTAAAGATAAACATCTGCGTGTGTAGCATATTTCAAAGGAAGAGACTGATCAAAAGCACGTCTACGACCTTTACCATAAACCATTTCTGAGAAGATCGCTCTTGGACCACGACCTTGAAGTTTTACGTATTTCTGTTCTTGCCAAATTTCATTTGCAAGAGAAACACCTTTACGAAACTCTTGAAGACGATAAGCGTTAGATCCAACTGGCTTACCATCTTTCATATCAACTGTAAAGCGATAACACTTAGAACGTTCCATTATGCAGCCTCCGTCCATGGTTCATAAGTTACAATACCATCGAGCTTTTTGACAAGCTCTTTACCGTAATCGGTAAACAGTATACCTTTATCCCAAACCCAAGATTCAACATCTTGACTGTGGAAGAACTTCTCATCTGAAGTTAACCAGCGAAGAGCTGTCTCTTCGTCACCTGCACCAAGATCAATGGTCTTTTGAACCAATGCTTTGAACTCAGCAAGGTCTCTAGCTTCAGCAGCTTTTTCAGCTTCGAAAGCCTCATTAGCAGCTTTGCTAATGTAGTCTGCTTCTTTTTGAAGCTCTTCCAATGACATGGATTTAAAGTCGTAATGACGACCTTTACAACCGAAGGCATTTTTATGGCCTTCGTAAATGTACATTTCGAGCTGATACCTTTCGTAATCAGCGACAGTATAGACACCATAATCAGCCCAGTGATCTAGGTCAGTGGTGATCATACCAGCCCAACGATTACCTGGATCTTCGTCAATCCAAGCTTGCGTCTTAGCGTTGATAGCTTCGATATGCTTAACCAATGAATTCATAATCTTCTCCTCTTTTCATTTTATAAGTATATTATATCATGCTTTTTTGGTAATGTAAACAAAAAAATGCATTTTATTTGCATTTTTTTCGTTATACTTTAGTATCATCCTATCTTGCCACATTCTACTGGATTGTCAGGCCAATGTATTCTACTTCTTAGATCATGAAATCCACCGATGTATTTTCCTTTGTCATCGAAAATTTGTGGAACAGTACGAAACTTTCTTTCTTTAAAAAGTTTTTGTGCTTCTTCATTTTCTAAAACTTTAACTTCTTCATACTCAATTTTTTCTTCTTTCAAAAGCTCCATTGCCGCATCACAAAAGATACAGCCGGCTTTTGAATAAATCTTATATTTTGCCATTCTTTTTCTTCTCCATTAAAATCAACGATCGCCAATGTTTTTCATATTCTTCTTGAGATAGAATAGGTTCACCAAATGCTTCTCTTTCTCTGCAGTTGGCGTAGTACATTTGACTAAAATTAGTAATATCCAATTCTTCTTCTTGATCTACTAAAGGGATTCCGAACGAGTGTTTTTCCATTTTTGTAAAAGCTCCTCTTGCATTGCATAAGCCTCTTTTTCCCAAGGCAGGTTAATGTATTCATCAACTGTACTGTATGCGCTAAGATACTCAGTACCTTTCCATTTCTTAGTAAAAATATTTATATCTTGTGTTTCACCTCTAGCAAATTGCTTGACGTGTACCATTTCATGGCATACAGCAGTAATAAAATCTTCTTCATCAAGAGTCTTTTCTATTTCAAGATTAAACTCTCGATCAGTAACAGCTAAACAATATCCATCTGCTTGAGGTAATTTATCAAGATGAATACAAATATCTAATGTCTTCATTCGTGGCATCATTTGATCGATACAAAAGTATGCTACATCTTCAGCAAGTTTTCTTTTCGATTTGATTGAACCAAATGCTTGCACATCATTCATGCTGCAACCTCCATCTTCTTTGCTTCAATCATTGGATTAACAAGTTCACGTCTTAGATTTCTATATACGTACTGAAATCCTTCACCATGACCACGATCATTTCTGAATTTCTTTCTCATAAATTCAGGCATCTTACCTTTACATGTGTACTGAACAAAGTGTGATACTTCATGAGCAACAAGAAGTAGTAGAATATCGTAATCATCTGTGACGTCGATCTGACCGATTACTTTATCTTTATTAAAGCGCTTGTACTCTGTCCAACGCTTGTTGCCAAACTGCCAACATTCAAGATTGATACTGATCTTACAGAATCCACCCCAAGAACGACCATTTGCCCTACGATATGTCTTAAGGTAATGTAGTGCTTTTCTTGAATCTTCAACTGTGAGATTCATCTCATATTTCTTCTTACGAAGTTCTTTCATGCAAAGCTTGACTGCTTTGATGACGTCTTTTTCTGTTACCATAATCATCTCCTCTCTTGATTATAATTATATTCTACACTATTTTTAAGCAAATGTACACAAAAAAATGCACTTTATTTAAATTTTTTTTATTGAGCCTGGGAACAATGGTTGATAGACTATACACCATCATTTGACGAGCTCAACCTGAGTGCACAAAACTTTTTTTCATAATAATGCATTTTTTTGTGTACATTTACTGAAAAGTGTTGTAGAATATACATATAATTGAAAAAGAGGAAATATATGATACAAAGTGAAATAGGAAATATACCATTTAAATTAAAAGATCTATTCGACAATTTTAATTCTTTGCCTACACAAAATCAAAGAATTCTATTTTTCGATGATCCTAAAAATATCGATGACATGTCTGAATTCGATATCAACATCGAAAATTGTAAAAAAGCTCAGATCGAAATCTGGAACAAAGCTTTTCCAAAAAAGAAATGGCCAATTAAGGAGTAGCAAATGCCTTTACAAAAACGTAAAAAGAAAGTACCACCATCTCGTCGTAGAATTGGTGTAACTCAGATTCCAATTGAAAAAGGTTGGGAATCAGTAAAATATTATTTTCATAATGAGATTGATAAAAAAGCAAATGCCGAGTTCATTCGAACTTTTATCAAGAATCATTATACAAAAGATCAATACAAGAAGATCAACGCGAATCCTGAATATAAGTTCACAATGTTCAGTCATTATGGTTGTACAGCATTCTGGGTAAATAGCGATCTTCCAATTGATGGTGATAAAAAGATACTTAGCCACATAGAATATCTTAAAAAGTTCTGTGATGAGTTACTTGAATCTGGTACAGTATTATATAAAGAAAAATTACTTGAACAAAAGCAAAAAGCAAACGTAATTGTTCTTTCACCTCAACAACGTCTTGAACGTAAGATCAATAGTACTATTATGATCGATCTCGATGATCTAGAAGATGCTTGGATTGAGGGCGAAAAAGCTGATATTGATGTCTATACACTTTTTCGTAAACATGGTTTGACAGGGTCTGCTACTCTTCCTGTCAAAAAGGTGGTTGAGGGATGGCTACTTGATTATGAAGATGCCTACCATAAACGATGTGAACAAGCTGTTGAAGGGTATTCTCACTTGAAACGGCCTGAACTCAACCGCCGCATTAAAGTTTGTAAACAAATTCTTGATGATCTTGAACGAGTAAAGCTTGCATCAAAAGCAAAACGTGTTGGTCGTATTAAAAAACCTGTTACAGCAGACAAACAGATATCAAGAATGAAATACGCAAAAGATAACAAAGATTTTAAGATTGTATCGATTCCACCGGTAACAATCGTCGGTCAAACAAGACTCTATACATTTAATTGTAAGACTCGAGTCTTAGCTGAGTATGTTACTGGTGATCCAAAAGGATTTATCATTAGTGGATCTACAATCAAGAATTTTGATAAAGAGCTAAGTAGACAAGTACGACTTCGTAAACCAGAAGAATTTCTGACAGAAGTATCTAAAAAGTCTCCGAATCAAATTAACAACGCTTGGAAAAATCTGACAACTAAAACGTCTGTTCCAAACGGTCGTATCAATCAAGATACAGTTTTATTAAGGGTAGTGAATAAATGATAGAACAACAATTTTTAACTAAGAGTAAATTTACTAAACTCGTTGAGAGTACAGTAAGTGAGCTCAAAGTTCCTTACATGGAAGCAATTCTGCATCTGTGTGAGAAAAATAGCATCGAACCTGAAGATGTCAAGAAATTCATATCGCCTATTATAAAAGATAAGGTCGAGGCAGAAGCAATGAATCTAAACTTTTTGCCAAAAACTGCATCTTTAGATAGTGCTTTTATTGAATAGTTGTATATATAATATACGTATCAGTGTACATCTGTGCGCGGGTATGATATAATATACATATTACAGTTAATATTACAGCAATACAAGGAAACATACATATGTCATTCGAAAATCTAAAACGCAATCGCGATCAAATCTCAAAATTAGTTCAAGCAGCCGAATCAGTCGGCGGTGGAGAAACCAAATCTTACGTAGATGATAGAATCTGGAAACCAACAGTTGATAAAGCTGGTAATGGTTATGCTGTTCTACGATTTCTTCCTGCAGCTGAAGGCCAAGAACTTCCATGGGTAAGGTACTGGGATCATGGCTTTAAAGGACCAACCGGTCTGTGGTATATCGAAAACTCACTTACATCTATTGGTCAGACTGATCCAGTTGGTGAACTTAACTCAAGACTATGGAATTCTGGGATTGAATCGGATAAAGAAAGAGCAAGAACACAAAAACGTAGACTTCACTACGTAACCAATGTTCTTGTTGTTCAAGATCCTTCTGCACCTCAAAACGAAGGCAAGGTATTCATCTATAAGTTTGGTAAAAAGATCTTTGATAAAATCATGGATCAAATGCAACCTTCTTTCCAAGATGAAAAAGCCGTCAATCCTTTTGATTTCTGGGAAGGTGCTGATTTCAAATTAAAAATTCGTCAAGTAGAAGGTTATCGTAATTACGATAAATCTGAATTTGCATCGCCAACAGCTCTATATGAGTCAGATGATACAAAGCTTGAAGGTGTATATAATCAACTTTATGATCTTGGTGAATTCACCGATCCTAAGAATTATAAAACCTACGATGAATTGAAGACTAAGTTGGCTAGAGTTCTCGGTGAAGAAGCCGCTGGTGGAGCTCCTACCATGGCTCAAGAAGCTCAAATGAATGAGCCTAAACCTTTTGAACCAGCTACAGCTGAGTCAGTAGAAACTACTAATGATGATGAAGATACAATGTCTTATTTTGCTCGATTGGCAAATGAAGACTAAAAAAGAAAGGGAGCTTCGGCTCCCTTTTTTATTTACTATAAATTGTCGTTGTTACGTTATCAGGAACATCTTCCTTTGAATTATAGATTTTATAATTATCATGCGTGTGATGTAAGATAAATTGAGTTTTAGGAAACTCGTTAAATATTCCTCTAAAAACCGGTCTCCAGTTATTTGCTAATCTATTCGTATTCATATTATCTCTATCCGAATTAATAATAAAATCAGAAGTACTTCTTAGATTAAAATCAAAAATAGAGTCAAATCCAAATATATTGACTTGATCTGCTTTCATTTTGCGCGCAGCATAATGTATAGCCATATGACCACAACTCCAATTAGTATAACCTTGGCCTGGACCTTCGCCTGGCATCATAGAATATTTTGGAAGATCTAAATAAAATTCTTTTACCTGTTGAGCTCTTTGCATATAGAATCCCGGGTTTTTGTCCATCCACATTTTTGGTCTAAAGCCAAGTACCCACTCTCCGGCGACGTCTACTTCGCCTTTAGTTAAAGCTCTCATAAATTTAAAATCTACAATACATGTAGCATAATGATTTTCTACCGTAAAAGGTGCAACATTACAAGTTAAATTCAGGCCGGGTCTTTTTTCTCTTTCATAAAGAGCGTGATTATCTCCGTTTCCTATAACATTAACAACTTTCATAATTATCTCCAATACTCCTTTACCCAACTTTGAGGATGATATGTTGTCATTGGTGTAGTTACACTTTCATTCATCGCTTGTATAATACTTGGTCGACCATGAAAACACACAATAGATGTTTTATCATCTAATTTGTCTGGATATATTTGATACTTATATGATTTTAATCTGCCCGGATAGAGATGCTGAATTAGATCTCTTTGCATTGGATTGAGAACAGCATGTAAATATTCACCATCACCTCTATAAATGTCCATGTAACCTGGATCAAAGCTTTTCCATAAATTAGCTACCATAAGAGGATTCCATGACATCACACCAGTTTGAAATACATTTTTTAAATGCGGTTGATGAGCATTAACAGAACCAACATCTTCAATTCCTAATAAATTTCCTTGATATTCAAATAACCAATCAATATCATTTACGATTAAAGTGTCTAAATCAAAATAGATTGCTCTTTGTCCTAATGAATGAATAGGATCAAATAATTGTAATTTATTCCACCAGCCAGGATATCCTGGTTTCAAAATCTTAGTGCTATATCCTGCAACTTGATGAGTTGAAAAAACGTGAAATTTAAAATCATGTGTGGTATTTCTTTTTACCATTGATTTTAAATTTTCTACATAGGAAAATGGAAACTTATCTCCCCACCAAACACATACTACATTAATCATTTCAAATATTCATATCCATCTTTATAATTATGTTTTGCTAAACAACCATTTTCTCTTTGAATAGTTGAAAATGTATCGTCTGCTCTGCAACTCCAAGGATAACTTTCTTGAAGCCACGGAAATAAATTCATATTGAGATACACATCTGTAGGTGCTGCGTATTTCTTGGCAGCTTCAACTATCATCTTAGCGCCTTTTGGTGTAACTATATAACCGTGTGCTCCACCAAAATAATTTTTTTGTGTTAATGGTCCTACACCTATAAACATAGGAGTATTATATTTTCCGTATGAAGGTTGAGAAAATGTTATTGCTCCGGAATAACCAATTGTAGGAATATTGCTGTCTACAACGGCGTCATGCTCGAAAATGATATAGTCCTCATTATTTTCTACTGCCATAGTCCATAGAGTGTAATGAGACAAAAATGCTGCCATGGCATTTTGCGACTTAGAATATTTTTCATCAAAGTTCTTAGTTGTTAAACCAAGATCTTTAAATCTTTTTTGAGGATCATGTTTAGGTGTAATTGCTTTAAACATCTGAACGTCAAGACCGGCATTTCTTTTTGCCGTTGATATACAACGTTCGGCAGCCTCAACGGATTTTTGATTATCCATAATAGTTATAACGTATGATTTCATAATGTAGTTGTTGACCTTATTCCTTGAATTTTAGTGTAAAATGTTTTTGTGACACCTAATGAACGAACTAATTGTCTACACATTAATGCATCGTTTGGCCATGCTCCGTATTCTTTGGCCAATTCAATCATAGTATTAGCTCCATTAGGTTTTATTATATATGCGCTGTTTCCTGCTAGTCCTTGTGGTATCGATACGTAATCAACTTCAGGTGCCCGCTGATACTCTTGAGAGGTAGACATAATAATATCATGATAGTCTTTAGATTTACGTGTTGCCATTAAAGGATTATTGATTCCTAAAATGTCAAATGGAGAATCCCATAAAACTTGTTCTAAATCTAAATTTCGAATAAAAACTGCGTCGTGTTCTAAAACTAATATAGGTTGATCTTCTTCTCTACATCGATGCCATAATCTATAATGACTCATAAAACATGCAATACGTTTTCTCGGATCTGCTGTTGTATAAGCGTTCTTAATTAATCCACTTTTAAAATCATTTTCTGATCCTGACCAAGGATAATTCCATTCTAAACCTGCTGCTTTAAGAGAAACTTCAGCTAATTTGGCAGTGGTAGCATTGACTGTTTCGATCTCAAAAGTATTTTCGAATTCTTTGTGAGAAGCTTTACAGACTCGTGCAGCCCTAACAGAATCTTCATTATCTTCTAATGTAATAATATAAGCTTTCATTAGATCATCATCATAAATTGTGTTTCACCACGACGTTCGATTTTGAAATTATAATACTCTATAAAATGATCGACCGCTTGTGTAACACCTTCTTTTGCTTTCCATTTTGTATTCGGCCAACCATAGTCGTCACCCATAATTAATCCGTATTTTCTTACTACATTAAGAGAATTTTCTAAATCAAATAATGTTCCTTCATAGCTGTGATCACCATCGATATAAATCCAATCTAATTTTTCTCCTTTGAAATTTTCAAACCATTCCTTCGAAGTCATTCGATGAATATGAACACGAGAGTCTAACATAAATTTATCTTCTACAGATTTAAAAACATCATTATAATATTTAGTAAATGCCTTTTCACTTTTTTCTACTTTTAAAAGTCTAGCATATTTACTTAAATATTCGTCATAGCTTTTATATTCTTCACTTTGTTTGTAAGGTTCGCAGCTCCAAGAATCGACTAAATGAATTTTTCTAATACCTCTATTCAAGAATGCAGCAGAAGTGTTTCCTCTCCAAACACCAATTTCAGCTCCAACGCTATGAGGTTTTACTTCTTTTACGATGTTATTAACTGCATCTTGATTTGTATGTGTTGCCATCATCTGTCCATCTCCATAATTGCCACGTTATTATCTATAGCTCTTAAAACGTGATGAGATTTAGCAAAACCTTTATTACAATATAATCTAATTTGAGTAGGTTCCATATATAAATTGGCTAAATGAAAGAATCCAGAATCTGTTCCAATATGATAGGACGCTTTGCTCATCGCATAACCTGCTTCTTTTATTCCAGTAAAGGGTGATCCTTTTGCTTCTCCACCTACAATAACCATATCATAGCCTCGATGCGCATAATATCCTTTGATTTGTTCAATTTTCATAGGAGATATTTTTCTAATATCTGCAGGGTTATCTTGCCATGAAGGAACACCATTTGAATCAAATTGAAATGTCACGAATCTTTCTGGCAATCTTAAATCGCTGACAATAGGTTTTAAACAAGGATAATTTGTTAAATATTCAGAAGCGTCAAATAAATCTAATCCTTCTACTAAATCTCGAGGTCCTGTATAATCGCTATAATAATATGTTTGAGCTTCAATACCTTTTCTCTGTAAATATTTTATCCAATTGACTTCTTGTAAATTAGATACTTTATGAGCTTCTATCTGTAAGGAACCTTTTGGAAAAAGAGATAATATTTCGGTCCATGAATTAATTTTAAAATCACTTTCCTGATCTCTGTAAATACCCCATTTATCCCAAGTCAAATGTAATGTTACTGGTGTGTTGTGTTTTAGATGATAGTTATAACCTATCATACAAGCTTGTATTCTATCACCTAATCCAGGTGTAGTATATGGAGCAATTTTTCTATTGCTCAGAGATCTAAGTGCTATGTGTTTCATAAAAAATCTTTGTTATATAATCTATTTGATCTTTTGAAAAGTGATTATGATAATTATTCACTTTTCCTTCTCTAACTTTAAAAGCTCTATCTTCATTTTTTTTACATAAGTTGTCAGGGCTTATTTTAAATTTATTCTTTCTTTCAGCCTTTGCCATATTTTCAAATGTGCAAAATTCAATAGCATTTTTTAAAATCTCTTTATCAACATCCTCACCCATTAATTCTAAAATTTTTGAGCATTCTTTTTCAGGTGTTTTATGTAAGTCTTCATATGTAGTTTTATATAAAAAATTTATATTTGAAATTTCTTCATAATAACTTTTCAATCTTTCTATACCATGCTTGCTTTTTAAAAAAGAACCTTTAGATTCTAAATCCGCGCCAGCGCGCCGGGCGGTGTTGTGAAGTCTGTATTTACAATGATAATAATAAGATACCATGGTGTCATAAATATTTCTTTCTAATAAAATTACATCTTTATCTTTTAAAGATTTAATATTTGTTGCTTCACCGGAGACTGCAAATCCACCATGAGTGTGCTGTAGTATTTTAACGTTTTTTATACTATGCTCAGAAGAATAAACAAGTATTTTGTCTTGATTTAATTCATATTTATCTGCGAAGTATTTACCGATAATTAATCTTACCCAAGTTCTACCTGATTTAGGAAATGAAAGTAAATATATTCTATTGCTCATTTTGATTCCACAAGTTTTTAGTTGCCCCAGTATCGAAATCAAATCCAAAATAATCGATATCTTTTTTATACCAATCTGCAATTATTTGAATTGTTTCTTTTGTATAAAAATCTCTATAATCCTTTTTAGATTTATTACTGACGTTTCTTTCTGGTATCTTTTGTTTTAATTTGAAATATTTATTAGTGTCTTCTTCGTAGTTTTCAAAAGATAAAACATCGACTTTTAAATTGCCATCGGCATCAGTAACATAATCAGATTGTGGATACCAGCCAACAGTGGTTCTATGCCAGAAATAAGGTGCTTTTCCCCAAATATGTCTTAACTGTAAAAACTCTTCGAATGAAGCACCTGGTCTTAATGAAGTAGGATTAACATTCATAGGATTTTCTTCCATAATCTGCTTTGCAAAAGTATATTGTGATACAGTTCGAGACCACGGATTTCTTACAATTGCAACAGTTTTTCCAATATACTTAAATTGAATATCAGGATGTAAGTCTCTCCATCTACAATGGCCGAATTGATAATTTAATTTAAGAGAATCCATTTTTTGTTTTACTGCTAAAACATATTCTCTACTATGCATTGCTTGTGCAGTAATATAGAACAATTTATTTTTTAGTAGATCAGATTTAGATAAAGCAAATCCACCGTTTTTAGGTATATGTACAAATAAGTATTCCATTATTTTCTCTCAATATCATTTTCATCACACGTGCCTCGTTGAATTTCAATTACGTGTGCATTATCAGATCCAGGATTAAATGCTCTATGCCACACACCAATAGGTATTTCATAGTTATCTTCATATGTACCGGCGGTTGAATCTGAATCTTCAGTAATAATACCTACAGTGCCAGATAATATAGTCCAGCTTTCTGATCTTTTGAAATGTCTTTGATTGCTTAAACTTTTACCAGGATAAATTACTAATTCTTTTACTTTATAACCTTTATCTGGTTTATCATCTAGCACTCTCCAATAACCCCAATCTCTTTCAGTCTTTTGAGTTTTCCATTCATCTAAAATCCAGCTACTACTATTCTTTTTATCTCCACCTACGCCGAATTCAAATGAAACTCTTGGATGCATAAGATTAGTTTCCGGAATGTTTTTATTATCTCTATCACCACCATTTGCAAAAATAATTTCACTGTTCTGTGGAAAATATTCTAGACAATTGTCAATTGCTGCAAGGGCAGTATCATCTTCATCATCAAATTGAAATACCCGACCAACAACTTTTAATTCATGGATAACAGCACTTCTTTCTTTAAATGGCATAAATGGTCTACCTTTTTTACGAGACAACCATTCATCGCTATTAAGTCCTACAACTAAAATGTCTCCTAATTCTTTAGCGGCATGAAAATATTCGATATGACCACTATGTAGAGGATCAAACCCTCCTGTTACTAACACAACTTTCATGTCACCATCCACATTAATTCTTCAACATCTTCACCTTTATTTGGAAGATGATCTTTTAAGAAGAAGTGAACAAAATATGATTCCTTTAGATGTTCATCACTTACTGTTTTATATAAACAATTCCATTTCCAATCAAGTTTTTGAATATTCATTCGTTCTTTACGAATCCAATAATTAAGTAGTGTTTGATCTGTTGACCATTTCCAAGGACCTAAACCATCAACAAACATTTTAAACTCTTGCCTTTCAAGGAATTCTTTTGCGGTTTGTCCTTCTAAATATTTAGCAATTGATTTGTTCATTAACATCATTCCCATATTCATAAATGGAAAACCTACGTCATCGAGATATCTTGGATCCCAATCGATTTTAAGAGATCCATATTGCATTCTAGAATAATTTGCAATTTTTTGTTTATACCATGGAAGAATTGGAAGATCAGCTTCTACTACGCCAGCAAAATCTGTTTCTGGATCTAAGCTTTCGAAGATGTTAGGAGAACCTGGTCGAATCCAAATATCGGCGTCAATAATAGCAATTTGATCGTATTGATCCCAAAGATCAAATGCATTTTCTTTTTCGTAAATAGGAAGAAACCCGCCGTATTTTCCATAAGATTCAGGACTACGATTTGTAGCAAATACGTCGGGTTTTATTTTTAACTTAGGTACACGTTGTACGATATGTTCGATATCATGTGCTACACAATACTCTTCTACAGACTTAACACACGCATCGTATAGTCGCAATCGCTTGCCAGTATATACTTGATATATCAATCTCTTCATAACAAACCCTCAATTTATTTAGTATTATTTATTCTTTACCTTAGTATAAGCTTGTGCTCCAAAGAATGAAGCAACTAAGGCAGAAATGGCTACGAAATATGTAGGTGCAATATCAGCGAGTAGTTGACCTGTTGTTTCATATCCAATTATATCAGCAACTACAATACCAATTGGATAGACTAACATACCCCAAAGAGCAAACCAAGCCATGCGCCTAATTTGATCTTCTTTTGCATCTTCATTTTCGGCGCGCATCATTTCTCGTTCCAATGCAAACTCCTCATCAGTTACGACGCCGTCACCGTCTTTATCAAAATGTTCGTACTTGCTTCCCTGTTCCAGTTGTTTTTGTGCATTCATCAGCTAACTCCTTAATTCTAATAGCTAATTTCATTGCATCACCAAAAGTACTACGAAGAGAATTTGATCTATGACCATTCTCAACGAACCAATTAATAGTATTTATATCAGAACCTTCTGGCATATTATAACCACGTGTAAGTTCTTCAAAATCACTTCGGGTATTTAAAATTTCCGCTAGCAACATATTGTACAGCCTCCTTGATTTTTGGGATTAAATATTCTAGATCGTCTTCGTTGGCTTGATATCTAATACCAATACCACCTTTGGCGATCCACCGTGTAATATTTGTAGGTTTATCATCGATTAGAATATTCGGTGAACCATCTATTTTATTAGTAGCATAATTTTCTTTCTGCCCTGTAAAAATAAGATTTTCAACCTTTGGCATAAAGTCATACCATTCTAACCACCTACGTTTATGATATGCAGAATTCATCATATCACCTCGTAATGGAGAAGAGTTAATTCCCCAATCCATATTATTCTCTTTAGCAATTTGCTGTACTTGATCAACTAGTTCGTGACTGGTTGGAAAAACATCTAGATCATAGAAGAAGTCGGTACCTTTCAGTCCGTATATTTTTTCTTCTTTAACCATCTTCCAATGATCAACACCGTAATATTTGGCAATACCACCGAAGAAGTCGGCAATAACACCATCCATATCTAGATAGATTTTACTCATTTTAGACCTCCTTGCATGACTTGCTTTCTTGTCATATTCTTATATACACCTAAAGCCATAGTAGCTCTTTCAGTATGAGCATATGGATTACGCTCAATGAATGTGCATACTTCTTCAAAAGTTAATCCAAAGAACTCAGCCTGACGCTTGAGTTCGCTGATTGCACCTTTCATACCCATAGCCATTATGAAGCCCTCCTTGCAAGAACATCTTTAACATCAAAAACTGCGAAGTAGATTGGCTTCGGCTTTGACTTACCGTTTTCATCTTCTTCAGTTTGATTTTTTGAGAATCGAACTAAGGTAGCAGCTTTCTTCAAACCAGAAAGGCTTTTACCTGAGATTCCGTCAAGCTTGATAGCTTGTTTGAATGTTACAAAGGCATCATTTTCATCGTAGCCCATAGCAGCTAGAGCGTTGAAGTTTTGACCTGTGTACTCATTTCCAGTTACGTAGTTAATCATGATAATATTCTCCTCATCTTTTATCATTTTATAGGTATATTATACTACAAAAATGAGCAGTTGTAAACAAAAAAATGCACTTAAATGGAAAAAAATGCATTTTTTTTATCAATAACTTAGTGACTTTTCTTTTCAGTAATGTCACAATTGAAATAAGCGTCTAATCTTTTCTTCGTCTCGTGCCTAAGATCGTTAAGTTGAGTAATCATATACGCAGTATCACTCTCATCAGTACTGTATCTAGATACGTATTTACGTTTCTTATCTTCTAGATCCCACAATTGAGAATTAATTGCTTTCAAGATTTCAAAGTAATGCATGTAATTAATATCTTGAGGTTTACCAGTTTCGTATTGTTGCAGCTCTTGATCAACCTTTAGACCATTACTTCTTTTAATATCTAAAATAGAATGCCTATCACAGAAATCACCTACACTAACTTGAATCTGTAGACTATCAACCTTATCCATGAAACATCTTTCTTTTATTATATTCATCACGCCAATAGATGAATTGATCGATCCAATCGTCGCGTTTTTCAATGTACATAACTGGATGAAAATCATCAACATCCATTACAATACGAATACGATCAATAGGCATACCGGTACGTTCTTCCCACATTACGGCGTATGCAGAACCTTGCATAAAATAAGTAGGAATATCTTTCTTTTTCTTAGGTCTACGTGATGTTTTCCAATCAATAATTGTTGGAACACCTGCCCATTCAAGTACAGCATCACAGGTGCCGGCAGCTTTTAGATGGTCACTATAAAGGGCGACTTCAGTTGCATATACTTTAGTTACATTCTTATCAATCAAAGGTTTTAGATTTTCGAGTGATTGCCTGATATGAGGTAAAAATTCTGTAGTATCTTCACCATGTAAATATTTTTCTATAATACTATGTACAGCAGTACCGCGATTAGCAGCTCGAGTGCCAATCTTATTCGCTTCATCTTCACCGACTCGCTTACGCCATGCTGCGATTTTTTCTTCATTTACTATGCCTAGAATTGTAGTAACACTAGGATAAGCATTACCATCAAGAGTGACATAGCGCCTGCCATCTGAATGTTCAGCACGATCCAGGCTGTCATATCCGAGATCAATTTTTTCATGTATAAACTCCATTATTTTTTCCTAACTGTAATATAAGTTTTATCTAAAAAGTAATACCAAAAGCCGTTGATGATTGGTTCGATAAGTGCATCAATTCCTGCTAATGTCCAATCTGCTCCAGTAATAATTCTGTTACAAGTCATTGCAATTAAAATATGTCCTATTGTGTATATAACTGCACGTGCCATACTTGAATGGCCTACAATTTTTTTTAATAAATTAAATATTCCTTTTTTAAATTCCATTAATGAATCCCTAACATTTCTTTTGTCATTATATAATCACGAACAATATCGGATCTCACAATATCGTCCCAACCAAATTGTACAGTAGTAAAGTTTTTCATTCTGTACATAATATTTAGAAATTTAGCTAATCCATTTTTTTCACCTTCATTTGTAAAGTCTGACTGCGCATGATCACCACAGAAAATAAGTTTACAGTTTTCACCTGCACGAGTCATAATAGAGTCTAATTCATGAAAATTTAAATTTTGCATTTCATCGACTATAATAATACATCTATCAAAAGTTCTACCTCGAATAAAAGAAGTAGTTTCAAATTGAAGCTGATGACTGTTAATTAATTTATTATAAACAGCTTTGTCATGAAAAAGTTCTTCTGATATTGCCTTATATGGAGATTGAAAGATATCTGTTTTTTCTTCTAACTTTCCAGGCAAATAACCTATTTCTCTGACAGGTACAGCCGATCTCAAAACAATTACCTTATCATAACATCCTGATCTTTCTAGCACTGACTCAAGTGCCAAGTACATTGCAATGTAGGTTTTACCAGTACCTGCTGTACCTGTTAAGATCAAGTGTTCACCATCGTCCCAAGCTTCAAAACTTTCTTTTTGAGCTTTTGTAATAGGATCAATTTGATTAAGATCTTCAAATCTAACTTTACTGCTATTACTCATGTCTTAATTGTATTTCCTCTACCAGCACCTTTTTTAATTTTACCAAGAACATCTCTCCATTCAGAACCTGCTCTACTTAATGTTCCACCATGCATTGTAATAAATCCAACGGGTTTTAGAACTTTTTCTAAACCATATTCTTCGCAAATCTGATTTAACTCTTCATAAGAACATGTGATATCCCATTCTTTCTGATCTGGATCGTCTAGTTTCCTAACTGTATATCTAGGCATATTTGAACCACTCCGGTTTATTTCTTTTAGTCCACACCATTTTGAAACGGTGCTGTTTTGTTTGATAAAAGTTTCGATAAGACTGAACTGGATCGTTTTGTACAATACATTCTGGAAAATCTTTCATTGCCAACTTGAAAGGAGTCAATGGACCTTTCGGAATATTTCGTGGCACTGATTGTATTTGCCACAACAATTCACGTTGAGTTTTATGTGTCTTATGCGGTTCTTTATCTGTACTATATCTATATGTATATTCGTCTGCAAGTGCTTTCATGTGTTCCCAATGCCAACGATAATTTGAGTCTGATTCCATAGTCCATTTCGTACAAGGATGACCTACGTGTACCGCTTTGTAGTATAGTAATTCTGCTTCAAGATCATCGGCACCTTCGTAAAGATCCCAATACTTGACCATCGTTTTACCTGATTTAGATGGACGTTTAGTGAGCTTGCCGTCAAGTACTCGGTGGACTGTCGATAGCATTTGGCCAGATTCAACAAGCATTTTAGGCACGTGCTTGTCACATTGCATTTGAGCGGCTTCGACAGGATCTGTGGATAAAATAAATAAATTCATAATAAAAAAGCCTTTGTCAATTGATAGTTATATTATATCAAAAAACAAAGGCTTTGTACACAACTTTTTTATATTTTTTACGATGCTTCAGCTATTCGTTTTTCTAAGAAAGCTTGTTTTTCTAAAATCATTCTCATCCTTTCCATTAGTCCTCGTTTTTCAAGCTTCTTCGCGTAGATCTTGAGATCAGATGAATCTTTCTTAAGTGTTGCTAGCTGAGTTTGTGTCATGTTAGATTTCTCCGGTTAAGACCGGGCATCGAGCAATAGTCCAGGAAATGCCTCCTCAATTACGGCTCTTGAAATGCCGGTCGGTTTTTCTTTGTTAATCATTGCAATAACCAATTCAGCATCCTTTGGATGAATGCTTTCTATCAAACCTATAAACATACGTTCGCGCTTGATTTGGTTCATCTTAACCCCACCTTTTGCGAAGTATCTAAACTGAGTATTTTTTCTGATAAGATTTGAAGGTGCGTTATGTTCCTCACATGCTCTATATGGAGGAGCTCCTTCTGGCAGATTCCATGCGACAGTTGAATCGTATGTCCCTCTTAAAACATCTTTGAGAGCCCACGTCTCATTTTGTTTTAAGACTTTAATTTTATCTGCTTTAGTTTTTGCTTTTTTAGTATCTTCAATAACTTCATATATGTACTTCATAATTTTATTTATACCTTTAAATGTTTCGAATGTATCTTACAACCAATAAATTCGTTATAATATTCGTCGCTTAATAATACATCTTTTTCAAATTGCAACTTTGCTTCATAATAAGACATCTCACCTTTCGTCTTACATAACTTTAAAATATCACGTCTAAAAGCTTTTTCACCGTTCTCTTCAACGAGAAGTTGGACTTCTTTGGAACTTCCAAAGTACTCTCTCCAATCAGATTCGACACGCGTTCGTACTCTTCTCTTACGTGTTTTAGTGATCGGTAAGGTTTTTGGTTTCCAAAAGTTCTTCTTTCCAATATATTTTTTGTTAGTTGAGTTTTCGGTAATGATGTATATAAACCCTTGATATTCATCGGGTGTTGTGTCAAATTCTTTTCCATTGTAGTACCACATACAAATATATATTATTCATCTTCGTACCAATCCTCGGTCTCTTCAATTCGCTTTGCTTCAGTTCTTCTACCGCATAAAGGACAAAAGTCGGGAGGATCATAAGCGTGTATTACACTTTCAACTCCGCATTCTTCGCAATCTATTTCGAATTCATCCATTTGATATCCTCTTTATTATTTCTTTTTTTCTTGTATCATCGCAATAAAACCACTCACGAATTTCGTCAGCGGTTCTATTACATCCAACACATTGATTATCTATAATGGTACAAATCTTAACACACGGCGAAGGGACACTAGAAGTCGATTTCACAGGCGCCACCAACACACGCTGCTGATGCGATTGTATCGACATCTGTATATTTTTTCTCCGTTACATCTTCAGCCCAATTGATTTCTTTTAGGTTTGATTGAATTTTATTCCACTTATGAAGTAAGAAGGAATCTTTCAAACAGTGCTCTGCTAATTTAACATCACCTTTAAGATAGTTATTAGCAAAGTTTTCAAATCTTCTTACCCAATCAGCTCTTGCAGAATTTTCAGATGATTCTAACGAGATATCTAATCCAAATCCTTGAGCAGTTGAACATGCATCCCATAAATTAGGAAATACTTTCAACGCGTCAACAACAAGACCCGAAGCAAATATCGAAGCAGTATCATATTTCTTTACCATATCTTTTGCAGTAATTACTGCAGTATTAGGTGCTTGATTATAATCTTTATCACCACTCATAGATAAGAAAGAAATACCAGCAAATGAACCTCTATTTTCGAAAACATACTTTTCTACTTCATCCCAATCATCTACAATAATTGTATTTGATACGTTATGTCTTACACCTTTATCCGCGCAAAGTTCTTCATTTGTTCCAGCATTTACCCAATGCTGTTGAACTAATTTTACCTTTTCAAGGTGCGTAATTCCTAATAGATCATCTTTAAAGATAGAACCTTTTTGTGGAAGAATAGGAAACGACACTACGACATCAGTTCCACCTGCAGACCATACACTTTCTTCTACCATGTACGGATTTGTTTTAATAATAGCCTGAGTAATCTCAGATTCTTTATTCATTTGAACATTACGTATATACATACCAGAATGCTCAGCATGAATACCACTAGCAGTTTGTAATAATACCGAAGCATTTCCGCTTGGCTTGACACACGTTGTTCTAGCAGCTGCGTTAATTCCAATAATTTCTGCAACTTCTTTATTGACTTCTTTGACAATCTTTGCTCCTTTTTCTAGAATTTTCTTATTAAAAAGAATATCAGGATTATTCATCCATCCAGTAACAGAAACACCTAGTAAAGCTTCTCTATCAAAGATCTTTTTAGATGTAGGAGACAAAAACTTAAAGTCAGTATAGCCGGCTTGTAGGGTACCGAGGATAGACGCTGCCCGGCATGCCTTATAGAAGTCTTCCTCGGTATTACACATGCCTCCGTTGATTTCTGTAAGGTTACAGCCTTGCCATCCTGACTGTTTATTAATTTGAGGATACATACCAATCTCTACACAGGGATTAGTTGTATGTTCAGTTGATTCAACAAAGACAAATCCAGGTTCTCCAAACTGTTTCACAGATTGCATGATCTTTGAAAAATCTTCGATTGAAGTTTTATCACGAACGATTACTGCTGAGTTATTAGATCTACCACGTTGTGGATTTTCCATAAACCAGTTACCAGTTTTTGCATTCATCATTTCTTCATCATCTGGAGAAAATAAACAAATAGTCGCTGATCTTCTAACACCACCTGAAAGTACTGCGTCTGCTGCATGCATTGTAATATCATACACATCGATTGGACGAAGTGATACAGGATCTTTGGCATCAATAACCAACGTCTGTAATAAGTGTTCTACTTTATCTAAAGATCTTCGAAGACCTTCAGGACCTGGAGCTTTGAATCCACCTGAAATCTTAGCACCTTTTGGTCTAATTTGAGTTAAATCGAAAAATACTCTTCTACCTGCAAATTCTGGATATTTACCACCATCAACAAAATACGAAGCCATTAGAACATCAAGTGCTGATGCCCAACCTTCAATTGAGTCTTCTACAACATATCCTTTTGCTTGTTTAGTACGAGTAGTAATTTTAGGTAATTTTTTAACATGATGTTTTTGAACGGAGAATCCTGCGCCTGCTCCACATAACAAAATATAAAATACTTCACCAAAAAATTCAGGTCTATCTACATAAGAAGAAGTACAATTATACATTCTCATTTGGTGTTTCATCAATTGTTCACCACCAAATTGTAATGCTCTTTGTGCTCCTAATACTCTTTGCTCTTTATAAGCTTGTCTTGCTTCCTCTAAATAATTAGTTAGTTCATTTGATTTATTGATATAATTTTTTTCGTGCATATCAATTACACGATCTACTGCTTCATCCCAAGATTCGTATCTCTCATCTTCTTCTAAATATCTGGAATATCCTTCATAGAACTTAGTTTGAGACAAAAATCTTCTTGTGTCAACATTTGCTGTTGCCATTGACTTCTCCGTTTTTGCTAATTTATATGGTAGTATTATATATCAAAAAATCGGTTTTGTAAACCGTTATTTTTACGATTTATGAGAAATATTTTTCAATCATATCTAAACGATCTTGTGCTGCAGCCATTTTATCTAATTCTGCAATAACCGCTTCTGTGACGTCAGAATGTTCTCCAATACCTGCCGGCATTGTTTTATATACTTCAATATTTGCTTTATGTACAGCAAGTTCACCTTCTGCTTGCTTCTTTGCTGCTTCAATTAATAATTCTCCGGTCTTCATAATTTCACCTTTTTTCTGTTAGCTAGATGTTGTTCTTCAATTTCTTCTTTAGATTGCCCGTGATAAGGTACTGCATGATGTTCATATACCATTTTATCATTAATATTCGTATCAAACGTCCATATCTCTCCGAGTATTCTACCAAATTTTCCTCTTTCATCCTTATGTGTTTTTATCTTAAGCTCTCCAGCACCTGTCCATTTAATTAAAAAATCTTTCGCTGCTAAACCATATTTCTTTTCTTCTAAATCTCTTGTGCGAGATTCTGGTGTATCAATTCCGTGAAGTCTTACTCTTTGGTTGCGTAACCATACACCAAATCCTAAATCAATATCAACATCAATAGTATCTCCATCGACTACTTTGATTAATTTACATCTATATTCAAACATTATTTAATACCTTCTATTTTTGCGTTTACTTTACGATGACCATTCCATGCTACCCAACCACCGACACGTAATGCCCAATATGCAAGGTAATTTAAGAAATGAAAACCATTTTGTTCAATATTAATATCTCTAAAAATTTGATCTGCTCTTTTTTGATCAATAGTTCCCATTGTTTCCTTTTGACCTGATTTTAGTAATGTAGCATATTTGTATGCATAATCATGAACTAAACCTCCCATCAATAAAACGCCTGTTGGAGATAACCATGTGTGTAAAAATTTAGGTATCGATGCTCCGTCAAACTTAAATCCTGCTGGAATAATATACCAATCACCTTCGATTTTAAATGCCCAATCATCAGCAACTTCCCAATGTCGAGTACCTGTCAACCACATCCAAATAGCACCCCAAAATCCTTTTCCTGCAGTAGGTATCTTGATTGGTCTTAACTGAGGCATTACTCTATATTCGAATCCAATAATTTCTTCATCACAATCAACTCCTAATCTATTAGCAATCCAACCAATAATAATTAAAATACCTACAATTGTAAATTGCCACCAGGTGACAAGTAGATCCGTAATGATATCCATTATTCTTCCTCCTTTTTAGGTTCTTCTTTCACCGCTTTTTCATAATAAACTATAATTTCTGTTTGTTGATTTATATATCTACGAATTTCAGCAATATTCAAGGCCAATAATTCATAGTCTTTCATACTTAACGCGACAAAAGCTAAGTCACCATATATGTCGGTGAATTCTTTTTCGAATGCTTCAAAATTTTCTTTTGTAACTACAAAGACTCGTGTGTCATTGAGTTGCAGCGGTTTCGGACGAGCTACTACCGGTATCTGAACCTTCTCTATTTTGGTTACTACTTTGATCTCCGGTTCCGGCATCAGGCGACTGCAACCACTGAGGAAGATCGCGCTGGCCGTTGCCACCAGTATCATCCATGAAACCGCGCCATAGTTTCGCTGTAGCGCCATTCATTTTTCCTTCTAAAACTTTTGAATCTTTTAGTGCTTCGACTACTAAATTTAATTTACTTAATTTTGTTCTTAATTCATCTCCATAAGCTTCTGCTTTTTGAAGAGACGTTTGTAATTCGTTATTTAATTTACCTAATTTCTGAATATCGCCTTTGAGAGTCTCTACGCTTTCATTTGCAGTATTAACTGCTACTTCTAATTTTGAATTGTTTTCTCGTAAAGTTGCGATAGTATTTTGTGTAGTGTCATAATAATATTTAGCACCATAACCTATGGCGCCTAATATTGCTACTATAAAAATAAGAGCATAAATTCTAATCATCTGCTATAAATTTCGAAAATCTTTTCAGTAGTGCAGGTCTCTTTTTCTTTCTACGGTCAACTACATTAGTAGATGTAAATCGAGGACCCATTTGTGTTTGAGCTGGATTAGGTATAGATGCAGTTGTAGTATCATTAACATCTAATGTCTTAGGATAATTTTTATCTCCTGGCTTGAGTTTTCTCTTGCCAGCAGCTCTACGTTTTCTAATGTTGTCCCATAAACTCATTTGTAAATTTCCGATGCTGTAACGTATACTTTTTGATTTGTATTCATATGAACTGCCTCATATATATCTATACCAAAAACATCTCCGACTGGATAACAATTATCAAAAATTTTTATCTTATCATTAATATTAACGTGTTGTTCAAAAAATTTGTTTACTAATTTTTCATCGTTTACTTTGTAGATACCTGGAGATAATTGCCTGTCTTTAAGTATAAACCAGTTGTTTTGTTCGTTGAGGAAATCGAAAGAATCAAGGTCGACTTTTTGCAAGATGGATCGTAAGTCATCGTCGTTGAGTCCATATTGTTCTTTGATAAGGAACAATGCTGAAGCGAAAGATCCAAGTTTTGATCCTCCACCAGGAATTTTAGAAACGAGACGCTTAATATTAGCAGCAAGACGAATGAAAGGAGTATAGGAATTTTTCTTTGCGTCAGTATCAAGTTTGACAGATTTAATCCTTTTACCGTTTTCATCGATCACACCTTCTTTATATGCATCCCAACTTTTCCAATCCATTACCATCATTCTGATGAATCGGAATGTATATACTAGGTCTGTACCTCTTTTTAATATTCCCATTGTTTTCTTAAGACCTCAACTACCTTTTTATCCATATCGATGCCTATTAAATCATTATGTTGAATATACTTCTGATGAATTAAAAAAGGCTTTAATACCGAAAGTTGCTTTTCATTAAATTTAAATTCACACATTCGTAGCGCAGGTTTAAATTCAAAAACATTAAAGATGATAATTAAATGATTTAATATCAATCTTTCAGCTAATTCACCTGTTTCAAAATAACGATTAATTAATCTTTTGAGATATTTAAATCTCTTTAGATCCTCATAAAATTCATCAACATCTGAAAATTTTGGCCTGTAATAATTTTTGGCCGCATACATTAAGAAATTTTTGCTTGTCAGCTCATTAAAGTTCATCATGTAATTATATATTCAGATGTTATGAATTCATTTTCGCATAAGCTGCCTTAATTCCTGCTAATTTATCTGTTGATTCTGTTTTAGCACCTGCTGCTGGATTTACGATTTTTTTATCACCTTGATCTTTGTCATTTTCTCTTTTTTTACTTTGATTAGTCTTTTTACCAGCATCTGCTGTCGCTTTTGCAGCAACATTACCATCAAACTTAGGATCAACTGATGCAGGTGGCTTATGATCGTCGATCATCTTCTTTGCACCTGGTCCGGTACCAAGAATTTCTTCATAATCCTGTGGCTTCGTTGCACCTTTGTAATGAGCAGCTCTATCACCTTCAAGCACAGCAATTAGTTTGTTTCTAATTGACATAGTTGACTCCTTTTGTTCTGCTTTATCGTCTTTACCATTATCTAATTTTGGATTCATTTCAGCGGTATCTTCTTTACCCTTTTTCTTCTTCTTTTTATTTCGAAGAGCCTCAAAATCTTTACCATCAATATCACCATCTTTATCGTGATCAAGTTTATGTTGATCGCCTTTTAATGCTTCATCTAGATCTTCTTTTTTCATTAGATCTTTTCTGAGATCTCTTTGAAGTTTTGGTAATATTTGCGCTAATGTTTTCATTTGTGGTTCCGTAAGTTGTATATATTTTTGATATCCAGTACTAACTTGTACTCCTAATTTACCTTTGCCGGCAGAATATCTTGTAATTTGAATTCCACCTCTGTTATAAAGGTCAGTTGCTTCTTGGACCGTTTCACGAGTGGCCCTAACCTCGTCGATTGTTTTAGCCATTTTTGTCTCCTTTAAATCATCCATTGAGCCACCAATGAACCTACTCCCGCAACAACTGCGGCAATTACTATCTTATTTATAATACTTACAGTTCTTGAATTATCATCAACTGCTTTCTGTATTTCATCGAGTTTGACTGACAGTTTGTTTAGTCTTTCTCGCATATTCTCATGATCGTCTTGTAATGCTATAATTTTCTCCTCTGCGCGAGCCATCGCCACCATCGCGTCAGTTAGTCTATCTAACTTCTCCTCAATTCTATCTAATCTTTTAGCGTTTGAATCTGATGTCTCAGCCATTATCTTTTTCCTTGACCTCTGTATTTCTTAAAACTTCTTCTCTTACTCTTATTCATAGTAGAGAATATAGGCTTACGTCCAATTGTTGTACCATGTTTTTTTGGTTCATGCACTGATACTGTACGAAATCTCATTGCCATTAGTTATCTACCTTTGAACTTGCTCTCCACTGATAACAAGACCAGTATTTTGCTTTCCATTTAGGACCTGGATTATCACATCCGTGGCGAGCTCTGAAACTTGCTCTACGCTTTGGATCATCCCTTTTAATTTCCATATTAGGATCTCCAAATCTTACAACTACAACATTACCTTTTGGTCCTTTTACGTAAACTTTAAACTTCTTACCAGGATTCTCTGAAGTCCTAATTGGATCATTTAAGTTTACTTTTTTGCCTTTATATTCAGCTTCAGTGATCTGTAAATCTTCATAGATATCACACTGCTCGCAAACTTGATCAATTAATTCTTCTCTATAAGTTGTAAATTTTTTCATGTTACCCACCAAACTCGTGACCTGCTACTCTTCGCATTTGTTTATTGAATTCAGCCTGTGAAGGCTTTTCTTTATATAATTTAATAGAGATCTCAGGTCGGTCTTTTCCTTTGATTCTCCAGTTATAACCTTTTTTCTTATGCTCTGGCTTTGACGTTTTGACTACACGTCTCTTATAGCCGGCGGCCCATGATTCTGATCCTTCATGAAATTCTTTAAATGTTTTCATTTGCATTTCTCTTCTGTTGCACTTAATTCTGTGTCTGCATCATGAATCCAAATATAACTCCAATGACCATTATCATTACACTTCCTTCCAAAAGAAAATTGTGGATTATCCATAGGAGGTATTGCTGTACATCCAACTAAACCAAATATCATTAGTCCTAATAGTATTCTCACTTATTTTCTCCTTTTGTATCAGATCGTAGTGATGTTTTATTAGAAGATGAGTATGGTTCATTACCCATTTTTCTTCTCATATACTTTGATACGCCTTTTGGTCCTTTTACAGGAACTTTTAAATTAGGAAGCTTTTTATCTGACTTCATTGAAAGCTCACTAACACTTTGACCCGGTGTTATTTTTTTCATTAGTCTTACCGATTCTGGTGTGCCATAATCCAATGGCCTTATGTCTTTAAATTTTTTCATTTTCTTCCTATAAAGGTATGATCTTTCCACCTTTGTGATCTTTCATCAGGTGCATTTAGATCTACCCAATCGTCTACAACTTTTAGTCCTACTTCATCAGCAATTGCTTTAAAAGAATCATCCATGAATCTCCAACAATCTGGATTATCATGGTATTTTCCTTGTGAAGGTGCAATTAAAATCATACATGAACCTTCTTTTAAAACTCTTTTCATTTCTGCAACACTTCGAAAAGGATTGCGAACATGTTCTAATGTCTGACCGCTAACAATCAAATCAATTGAATTATCCTCAAAAGGTAATTCATATTCTCCAGGCATAAGGTGAGTAACATTACCACCTCCGTTAATATCTGCTACATAATAAGTAGGATTTAAATTTTTAAATAATCCTTTGTAAGATCGATCTTGAACATTAATGTTTCGACCTCCTACATCTAAAATAGTCATACCATCTTTTAATTCATCAGCAATTTTACCAATTGCTTTCTTCATATTAGTCACTGAACTTGGGTGCATTAATCAATTTCCTTCATTGCCTGTTTTAGTGTTTTGATTGCTTTATTTGCTTTCATTTTTGTTGATCTATCTGAGTGCTTACCAGCAACTGCAGTTAAACCTTTAATTGCATTTTTTATACCATCTTTTGCTAGTGCCATATTAGCCCTAATGATACCAGGAACTTCTTCATTTAAATATGATTCATTGGTTTCTTCTTTACCTTGAGCCATATCGCGATATCTTTTCTTCACTTCGGCAGTAGTCATACGACTTACAGAAGTAATCATTGAAGGCTGTTTCACAATTTTTCTTAATCTAGCTTTTACTTCGCCTGGACTTGAACCACCGATAATCATATCTGGTAAACCTTCAACTCCAACTTTGAACATAAAGTCTTCATTCATATGATTGTAACTTTCACTCGTATCTTTATCAAGATGTTTACCTCTATTTCTTATATTATATTTAGTACCAGTGCCTTTTGCCAACATGCCTTTGATTCCTGAACCAGGATCATCTTTACCATGATAACCAGCTGCTTTACCTGGTGGAAGCTTAGTAATCTTACCACCGCGCTTTTTAAAATCTGCTACAGCTTTATCATGAGCAGCCTTTTGTGCGGGTGTCATTGCTTCTTTTTTAACAGGTTTCTTTTCTTTATCAAGCATTTGTCTAACTTTTAAAAGTTTATCCTTGTCTGAAGGTGTCATCATTTTCTTTTTCATCTTATCAGCGTAGTTAGGCATAAAACCTTCTTTTTTATCTCCACCTTTTGCGGAAAGATAAGCTGCAACCGCCTGATCTCTGCGTTCCTCTTTTGATTTACCTTTAAACTGCGGAGCATCAGACTTTTGAAAGTCTTTTATCCAAGCTCCAATTCCATCTGATACTTTAAGTGGCATATTTATCTCCTAGACTCTTTATTAACTTTTTCTTTTTTAACTTTACCGTCAGCGCCTACAGTAGTAGGTTGACCATATGGATCTTTTTTCTTTTTACCAGCATTTCCTGCCTGTTGAACTTTATGGCCTAGATACGCGCCGGCTGCTGCACCTACTGGACCGCCTGCTAATCCGCCAGCGACACCACCGGCTACTGCGCCAGCAATACCTTCTTCTAATTCTTCTTTTAATTCCCAATAAGTTTTCATTTTATCCTCTTACCTTTGCTGCCAAGTCTTTATCAGCTTTACCCCAAGTACCTGACGATTTTGTTACGAACGAATTGACTCTTGCTAATCCCCATTGTTGTGGTGTAGTACCTGGCCTATGGCCAGTTCTCCAAGCGGCAACTCCTCTGTTATAAACCTTTCGAAGAATACCAGCCGGCATTCCTGATTTTTCGGCTTTCTTTTTAATAGCAGCATCTGCTTTTTCGTTAATGTATTCTTTGAATCTCATTAGTCATCTCCAAACATTTGTTTAAATCTTTTTGTGTGTTTACTCGGTTTTGTTTTTGCTCGAGCATCTCCGGGTGCTTTTTTATAAGCGGCAGGATTATCATCGTCGTACTTACTATATTTCTTAAAATGTGCCTTTCTTTTATCTTTAGTTCCTTTTGAAAGACCTTTAAAATAAGCAGACCGATCCTCTAATTGCTCAACAGCATCTAACCATTTTCTGTACGTACCATTTTTATTTTCAACAATTACATAATTACTTCCTAACTGTGTAACTGTAACAATTTCGTTATTTTCTTTAATAACTACTTTATCTCCTACAGCATACAAGTTACCTTTAATATAATTTTCACGTACTTCAGAAACAGATTCTAATTGTACATGATTCTTAAATTCTTTTTGTTCTTTTAATCCCATGCTTTTACGAACTTCATTATATAATTTTTTAGCATCAGCATTAGATAATGTTTTAGGTAGACCTTGAGAAAAAGATGTAAAGTCATTCTTCGAAGCAGCTGCTCTCATTTTAGATGCAGACATTCCTTCTGCTCCATCAGCATCTGGATCTCTTTCGCCTGCAGAGATAATAGTGATCTTAGAAAAATTATATAATCCGTGTCTAGCTTTTTCACCATTATACTTATTGAGAAGAACTTCAAATTCGTTTACACGATCTGATCCAACGACCATCGCGACATTTTTAAAACCTTCTTTATATAATTTTACAAGGGCATCAAAGACAGTTTTAACTTTTTTATCTGCCATAATTTGTCTTGCATGTTTTGGAAACATCTTACGAGCGTGTTTTACTTTACTTGCAAAATTAAGTGGATTCTTTTTCTTATCAGTTGATTGTGATAAGTAAACTCTATATGGATTTTGGCGAGAAGAAGATGCTAATTTATTTAGTAACTTTTCATGACCAATAGTAGGAGGGTTCATTCTACCAAATGTAAAATAAACGGTCTTCTCCTCTTCAACTAAGTAATTTTTAAACGAATTAATCATTGTTTCTTTCTTGCGAATTCTTGTCTACGTTTTGCAGGGAGCATTCTTTTTTGCATGTAACCAATTCTAGTTTGCCAGGTATCGGTTGAAAGTCTTCTTTCAATCTCTTTTTTCTTTGCAACTGAGAGTTCTGATTTATTCTTACCTTGAGCTAATTTTTTGGCCATCATTGCGCGAGATCCTCTACGTGCTCTTTTAGTAAGAACCTGTTTATTTGCGAGTCTGCGTCTTGCCCGAGCTCTTGCAAGCTTGAGTCTAGACTTTCGTCTTTTCATACTTCTGGCTAATTTACGTCTTCCTTGGATAGAAAGAACTTCGTCGAGATCTGACGACTCGAGTATAAATGTTGAGAAGCGAATAATATCCGCCATTAATTTCTCCCTGGTTTATCCCATCCTTTTAATATATTTGGTGAAAAGTTGGCATAGGAAAATTCTAACCTATCAACAATTTTCACCGCATCACCACCAAGTCTATCGATAGCTACATATCCTTCTTGGCCTGTAACTTGATAGCCTCTTTTAGTTTTCAAAAAAGTCTTTGCATTATTAAGTTTGTTTAGTATATTTATAAGTTTTAATTTCGCAAGAACAATTGTCTTTTGTAATTCAAACATCCTTTCTAAAGAATTTTTATTTTCTTTTGAAAAGAATTTTAGTAATTCATCTAACTTTTTTTGCTGGACCGCTTTGCCTTTTTCGGTGCTCCTTTTTTGGATTTCTTTTTTGTACTTACCTTCGATATAACGAATGAGCCCAACCACATGGCGACGCGTATCTTTAATAACTTCACCTTTACGTACAAAGGTATTATTATATGTCTCAATGGTTTGAGCAAGAGCTTTATTAGATTCCAAAGTGCGTAAGGTACTACCACTAATTTGGTTAAATATTTTCCCAGCTTTGCTAAGTAACTCATTAACTTCCTCCGTGTCTGTTTTAGTCATAGTAAATGCTGTCATGTCTCTTAACATTGCATCTTGAGACCAAACATTACTTGATTTTTTAAGTTTTGAAACATTAACTCCATAAGAAGCTTTCATTGTTTCAAAAGAATTTCCTTTATAAGTTGTATGCCAAACTATACCGATCTTGGTACTCTTAATTTCTTTGGCCGCTTGACTATTTGCAGGTACTGCATATACAATTGTATTAGGGTGAAAGGTAACATAAGATTGTCCTTTAATCTTAGAGGTTTTAACATCTCCTGGACCATATAAAAAATCTCCTTGTATTACACCTTTTATCCCAAGATCGGGTAGATACTGTAAAGCGAGTTTAAGCTTTGTAGCAAGATCACCACTAGTATCAGCGTCGATATCTGCATTACTCTTGTATACCTTGGGCTCCTTATTGAAGATTCCTTTTTTAGCCACGAAGAATCTGCCATCACGTGGATCAGTCCCAGCAAACACAGCAGGAGCACCATCCCATTTAACACTAACATTACCATCTTTCACTCCTCCTAACATATCTCTTAAGGATCTGAGAGCCATTATTGCCTGTCGAGTTCCGTCAACTCCACCGTAGATTACTTTATCCTCGATGTGAGTCATGTGCGTATTCTTTTGTTCGGTTATAAACTCTTTAAAATTCATTATATTTTCACTCTAGGTTTAATTGTTCCTTGTGTTACTACATCAATTGAGATATCTGATAATGAAGGAGTCTTAATTGCAGCGACTTCTCCTGATCTCGCAGCTGGTGTAGTATTCACCATAAAGATAATTGGATTTTTTCCTAAATATTTACTAGCAGCTTTTGCATATGGAGTTTCAACTTCTTTCTTCCATCTTGCTGCTAATTTACGATCAGCCATAATTGCTTTAATTTGAGCTCCATTAACACCAGTCTTTTCTTTACCTTTAGCAGCAATTTTTGGATCGGCATCTCTTATTTCTAAAGCAGCTTTTACCATATTTGCAAGTGGTACAGTACCACCTAACTTAAATCCAATAATTTCTTTTCCGCCAAATTCGCCAGGTAAATTACCAGCTTTTACTTCATAATTTTTTCCATCAACTACAATGTCAACTCCAGCACTTGAACCTCCACCTAAATGCGCTTTATCTAATAAAAAGAATAAGGTTGCTTCTGCCGGGCCAACGCCTTTTAGATTGTAGGTATGTAGATTTTTAAAATTCTTAGCATTAATACTTTTCAGTTTCTTTATCAAGTTGTTTAATTTGTTAGGTGTAGGTTGACCTGAAATAGTAGTATCTAAATCAAATGACGGAAACATATGTGTTCTAAATAAATGTTGTATTTCTTTTTTATACTTCAAAGAAGTAAAGTCATTAGATGATAGATTGAAAGATGTTACCTTTTGAGCTCGTTTTAAAAAATCAGCATCTAAATCTGATACGTTTGCTGCAGCCATTTCTTCAAGCTTAAAAAATGTTTTAAATTTCTGCATAAGAAAAACTCCAGTCTATAAGTTTATATTAATCTATTTATAAGTTTTTGTAAACAAAAAAAGCGCCGAAAAGACGCTTTTTTTATAAATACATATTTGGCTCTGGAGGGTGGACTCGAACCACCACGTCTCGCTCAAGACAATAGGGAAACAACCTATCGCGTCTACCTTTTCCGCCACTCCAGATTAATTATTTTTTGTCTAAAGCAGCAATCATTCTTGTCATGCCGATTCCACCGCCGACCCGTGGAAAGAAATCAAATTTTAAGAATTCTTCGAGCTCTGCTTCTACTCTTTCTTTACCGAATAAATCAAATAATAATTTAGAATATGCTCCATCAGTAATCGTGTGAAACGTATCTCTCATTTGTTCTACGTCTGTAGATCTTTCTGCTGAACCAATTGTTTCCATACCACCGAGTATTACATCAATTTTCTTCGAAGTATCTACGGTTGGATTTCTACTCATATTCCAGAATGGACTTGTAAATTCAGGAAAATCTGTAATCATACAACTTCCAAATTTATCATACATAGCATTTTCATGTTCAGCTGTTAATTCACCTTCAACATTAAAATGTACTTGCCATCCACCATATGTCATTTCTGTAATTACACCAAATCCTAAATATTCGCATAATTCATATTCCATTGCTTTGAGATCTTCGATAGTTCCAGGAAACTCAAACTCAAACATTGGAAATATAATATCATGTCTTCCAGGTATTGCATTCGGTTCTTGTCTATACGAGGTTGAGACACAAAAAAAGCCCTTTGATTCGGGCGCTGAAAGTAATTCGTGTTCTAACCACATCTGACCTGTTTGAGGTAATGGCCAAACTTGACCTGCATAATTGTATGTTGCCACATTAAAAGGATCTTCACAAGCAGCTAATATACTCAATCTATTTTGAGTATGAACTTCTAGAAAGCCTTTGTCTAAAAAAAATGACCTTAAAAGGCCAACTGTATCTGTAAATTTTTTGGGTGGTATTAGTTGCGTCATGATAACTCCAAGTAAACGTTTAAATCCTTTTATTTATACAAGAAGAGAGCCGAAACTCTCTTCTTGATAAAATTATTTTACTTTAAATCAGCAGCAGTTAATTTTGGAAGATTTTCCATTCTGGAAATCATTTCTGCTTTTTCAGCATCTGGTAATGGAATCATACCGGCGTCAGATAACGCACCTTCATCGTCCCAATGCTTTGTCCATTCTTTCATGTAACCTTCAATGCCAGGTACTACACCAATATGATTATGTTTAACATAAAAATAAAGTGCTCTTGAAACAGAATATGAACCATCTGCAATAGATTCGAATTTTGGTTCTGTACCATCAATCACAGCTCCACTTAAAATATCTGAATTTTGATCCAGATATGAAAAGCCAAAGATGCCATATGATTCAGGATCATCTTGCAGCTTTTGAACAATCAAATTATCTTGTTCACCTGCCTCAATATAGGCTCCATCTGTACGCATTGCACGACAAACTTTTGACTTTGCTCCAGCGGCTTTCAGTGCTGCCTTTGCTGCAGGATCCTTTTTACAGTATCCTTTTTCATTTACCATTTCAACGAAGGACGCTCTAGTACCAGAAGTGGTTGGAGGACCCATGACTCTAATTTTAAGATTTGGAAGACTTGGATCAATCTGATTCCAATGTGTATATGGGTTATCAATCCAATTTCCGTTTTCATCTGGAACTTTAGCAGTTAATGCTTTACCGAGATTTAATTTTGAAATATTAAGTGGTGTACCTTTTTTGGAATAGGCAACCACAATGCCATCGTATCCAACTTTAATTTCTGTAATATCAACTTGATTTTTATTGCAGTATTCTAGTTCTTTTACTTTCATTCTTGATGATGCATTTCCGATGTCAATAAATTGTACACCGGTACCATCACATACACCTTTTTTACCAACCGAAGAACCACCAGATTCTACGATAGGAGTTTTATTACTTGGTAGTCTACCAAACTGTTCTGCCACAATTGTAGCAAATGGTAGTACTGTTGACGATCCTGCGATCGACATATAATCTCTTGCCTGTGCAGTTGAGGCCACGACAACAAGAGCAGCGGTTAAAATTAATTTTTTCATCTTACGTCCTTTTCTAAAATGGTTAACGAGAACTCGTCTCAACATAAGTTCTCGTTTTATTTATAGTTTACAGTGTAAAAGAAATGTTACGGTTTTATTAAGAATATTTTCTTGATTGGGAATTTTTCCTGTTGTAATCTCTTAAAGCTCGTTGACGCCTTTTAGCTACTTCAGTAGGATGATAAGCTCTCCAAAAATGTTCCCATCCTTTTACTTTATTTTCTTTTGCCCATTCGGCGAGCATATCTGGTTTATGTTTTCTCAATTTCATATCCTTTCACATTTTCCCAACGAAAACTTCTCCATCCACCATCATCAATACTCCAAACAGCTTGATGCGGTTTTGTTTTAGTAGTCGCTAGTTCTTTTTTCATTTGACTTGGATCAATCTCACCTGGAACGATGTCGTTAATCAAAGTGCATTTCATTACTCTTTCTTCACCATTAACTTTTTCAAAAGTAATAGTTACTACGTTCTCAGTAAGTAGATCAATCATCAATTCTTTATCTAATACTACCATTATTTTTTAAACCTCACAGTGTATGATTTACCTTCATAGGTAAAAGTAATTATTGAATGAGAATAAACAGTTTGTTCAGTTTCTTTGTAGCGAGTTTCTTGTGTGCAAACTGTACGAGTTCCACCTTGAGCATCACTGTTAGAATGACCTAACATTCCTCCAATAAGTGCGCCGATGGTTCCACCGTTCTCTTCGCCTTTAATATTATTACCAATCACTCCGCCGATAATAGCACCTTTTAAGGTATCGGCTGTTTTATCTCCTGATGTTGTTTGATTTCTACAAACTTCAACTCGATAAGGTGATGAGTTAATTACTGTTTTATAATGATCTTTTACAACAGCAGTATGAGGTTGAGTCGCATTTGCATCAGTAGCATTCACTACGCTTAAAACTAATGCAGATGCTAACATACCCCAGAAAAGAAAGTCTTTTGTCTTTTCATTCATGTATTGATCTCCTTTAATTGATCTACTAAACTCTTTGCGTCCTTCGGACTATTTATCAAATGCTTCCTTGCTTCATAAAGCCGTTCAAGCCTGTTCTTTACAGATTTAGCTTTTTTAGGAACTCTTTCAAGGTTTTTGATTTCTCTTTCAACCTGTTCGAGACCAAGGCCCATGGCCTTGGTATCTCTGTGTACGGACCTTGGATACATTATGCAGCCTCCGCAAATTCCACCGCAGTCTTAAGAGCATCTCTCTTACGTACTTGATTTCCACCGAACCAAGAAGAATAAAGACGATTATCTTCGTTTCTACCTTGCATGTGGTCAGTAACATAAGTCACTGAGTTAAATGCCTGCCACCAAGAACCTTCAGCGAACTTAGCACCGGGTTGTTGCTCAAGTGCGTCGTATGCAGCTTTTGCGTTACGTGATAGAGTATCAACACCAAGAGCTTGGTTTTGTACACGCTTATCTGAAGTACGTGGCCAAACTGTGTTGTAGTACTCAATCAACTTATCCATAGAGAACCTCTTAGAACCAAGAAATTCTGCCATTTCTTTATAAGTATTGAGCTTTTCAGCGGCGATACCAAGAGCTTGCTTTACTTCACTTGGATCGAACGGTACACGGTGGCCAACTTTGACCGCACGATTTGCGTTTTGTCCGAGTGACAATGTGAGCGTATTATTACATACAACTCGAATTGGCGTAAAGCGCACATCAATCGATTTACCGTATTGATGTGGGTTTGAAAAGAGGAGATACGACTCAACGGTATCGCCACCGAAAAGATCAAAGGCTTCGGAAACTTTTGCCAAAGCCCAAACCATTTGTCCATCTTTTAGAGAACCAGCAGTATGCATTTCCATATTGCCAGATAGAACGAATTCGTTAAAGAATTCAAATGCTGTTTCGTTCTGTACAGGATTCCAATCTGCACCAACATTTGTAAGAATTTTTGCATCAGTATTTCTAACTAATGACTTTTGACCAGTAGGAATTTGCTTTCCATCGAAGTTAATGTAAGATTCAACTTCTTTGACTTCCCAATCCAAACCAGCTTTTTGCATCATCTGAACAGGCGTCAGATCATTCGATACAGGTACTCCAAGGCCATGCCAAGGAACTTCACCTGCATAAGCCATTGTTTCAACCATATGTGCCATAATGTATTACCTCTCTGTCTGTTTTCATTTTATAAGTATATTATACATCAACTCTATTCATTTGTAAACAAAAAAATGCATTTAATTTAAAAAAATTTGTCAATCAATGCTATGATAACTTCATAAGTACCATATGCAAATAAACAAAACAGAACGAATTTTAGGAACTTATTCATTCCATCGTCAGCCATGACTTCCCAATGTGGTCTACTCATGTTCACCTCCAGGATCATTCTTATCTAAAACTACCTTCTCACCATTAATCCACATATGTTGTCTAGCTCTTGGAAAGCTATGATAACCATTGTCTTTAAGAAAAAAATTAGGATTTCTTTTTGCCGTTTCAAACGTTGCAACAGTAATTACAACCGCAGTTAAAAACAAAGCATGCGCAATCATTGAAGCTCCCATTACCCAGAAACTTCCGACATACATTGAAAATACAATACACCACATCCATGCTAGAACCTGTAATACCATATGCCTAACATGTAAATCCGGAATGTGCCTTAAAGGATTGATGTCAGCATTCATAACACCATTCCACGAATCATAAATAAAACTTCTCATATATATCTCCATAAAAAATTAGGTGCCACTTTTCTGTTCCAAGGTAAGTGGCCAACCCGTCAAACTATGCCGCTAAGGCGTAATCTGAAGGAGCAAAGTTATCGTTTGCATTTACTTTTTTGAAGACTCAAACATCTGTCGATCCTAGTTCGCCCCCATAAAAAGACTCTCGTCTAAAGTATTTTGGTGGAGGCGCCGGGTACCGCCCCCGGGTCCAGTCTGCCCTCTAACATCTTCAATCTTATTTATATTATAACACAACTAAAAGCAAAAGTACATATAAATAATCATGAAAACTTGATTTTTATCATTTCCGAATATCTTTGATTATCATTATGTTTAACTCAAAATAGAGAAGACTATATGATAGAAATAGCAGCAGCCTTATCAGCAGCAAACGCAGCATTTAGCGCGATTAAGAAAGGCGTGTCGGTAGGACAAGATATTGAAAATATGGCTGGTACTCTCGGCAAATGGATGGGAGCTGTCAGTGATATCAAAAAAGCTGAAGAGCTAAATAAAAACCCTCCGCTATTTAAAAAATTGTTTGCATCAGGTTCTGTAGAAGAAGAGGCGATGCAAATCTTTATGGCAAAGAAAAAAGCCGAAGATATGCGAGAGCAACTGAAACAAATTATAATTTATTCTAGAGGTATGAATGCTTGGCAAGAATTATTAAGAACAGAAGCCGATGTACGAAAAAGAAGACAAGCAACAATTTATGCACAGAAGGAAAGACAAAAGAAGTTAATTGATGGAATATTAATTTTTGCTCTTATTCTCGTACTAGGTGGAGCAGTTATAGGGTTTATCATGTTATTACAATCTACAGGTAAAATTTAAAGGAACAGTCAAATGCGTTTATGGCAAATATTATTTGCTAGTTTAATCTTATTGAGTTCAGCCAGTTATGCTGAACCAATAGTAACAGAATCAACATCTAATAGCACAGTTACTACAAAAGGCAAAACAGAAACTACGGTGAAATCACCACCAGCTTCTGCAATATCACCAGCAATTAGTGGATCTAATAGTGATCTATGTACAACTGGCGTAAGTGGTGCAGTACAAACTCAAATACTCGGCATCTCTAGTGGAGCTACAATTCGAGATTTAAATTGTGAAAGATTAAAACTTGCGAAAACAATTTATGATATGGGTATGAAAGTTGCTGCAGTTTCTATTATGTGTCAAGATGCTAGAGTATTTAATGCTATGGAAATGGCAGGAACTCCGTGTCCTTATCTTGGTAAGATAGGAAAAGAAGCACAAAAGGGTTGGGATGAAAATCCAGATTTAAAACCTATGCCAGAACAGGAGCAAAGAAGAAATGATACAGCTAAAGGCGCTGCTATGGGTGCTGCTGGTTTGGGTCTCCTTCTCCTCTTACTCTAAGGCAGACACAACATCTGATTTATTAGAACCAAGCGCACAAAACTGGAGTGGAAACTATGGAACAGGATATTGGGGTGGCACGTCTGGCGGGCCAGATCCAAATAGACTTCCGACTGATTCGGGATTTATATGGAGTTATGGCCAAAGCGCTATCAGTACTACCATTGCTATTAATAATGCATTACAAGAACAAGGCGTCCAAGTTGAAGGATATCAATATAAATGGAAAGTAAAGAATGGTAATGCAAATGAGTACACAAACCAGCCTGGTATTGATCCATTTGATATAACTGTAGAAATTTATAAAGCAGACGGTAGTTTATATCGAACATACAGTTATGATTACGGCTTTTCTCATGACTGGACTCTTCATCAAGGTACAGAATTATTTCCAGATAGTTTCTTACCACCATCTTTTTTCGGCAACATCGATGTAACAGCAGAAGGAGTTGATAACGGTAATTGGGCAGGTTGGTACGGACCAGAGTTTAATGTTGATCAATCTGAATTTAGTCTAATTTATTCTGCAAATCCTTGTTATAATAATCCATTATATGATCCAGCTTGTATTGGATATGCAGAAGCATATGCACAGCAATTATATGATCAGCAATGTCAAGCAAATGCTTTATATGATACTGGATGCCCAGGTTATGCCGCTGCTAATTTTACTCAACAATGTACTATTGATCCTTTATACGACGCAAATTGCCCGGGATATGCTGATCAAATTTTAGCATTAACTCAAGAAGAAGATCACCACCACGAGGAGGAAGAATGGACTGGACAACCTGATATTATAGAGCCAGAAGATGTATATGAACCTGCAATCACTGGCGATATTACTGTAGATTCTATATTAGGAGATTTCAATGAATTACCTATTACAGTGGTTGAGGTGGAAGTGGATGAGATTCAACCAGAACAAATTACACAAGAAGTTGAAACAACAGAGTACCCTGAAACCATTACAACCACAAGTTCATCAGAAGAAACTGTAACAAATAATCCGTTTGAAAAGAATAGAGAAAAAGATGAGAGTAAAGAAAAAATAAAAGAACTTGTTACAGAAAAAGCTATGAATTTAGCTAACACAATGAGTAATGCTGCAAGTTTAGATCAACAAAAACTTATGCAAGCAGAAATTTTAGTCTTAATGGATTTTACACCAGGTTTTTACAAGTATGGTTATACACTTGCTGGTGGTGCTATTCCTGACGGACAATTATATAAACCTAAATCATTACCTGAATCACGTCGTGGATTAAGGAATGGACTGGCACAACAAATACTGCATGAAAAAATGGTAGACATGCAATGGGAGAACTAAATGGCTGAACAAACAGAAATGGAAATTGCTGGAGTAAAATTTAAAGGTGGTAAAATATTCTTAGTACTTACTGCTTTATCTACTCTCGGTGGTGGCGCTTGGGCCACGTTTGAATTCTATAAAGACTATATGGATATGAAGGAACAAATTCAAAACTATGTTGCTCCGGATTTATCTGGATTAAATACCAAATTAGAAGTATTATTAGAACATCAGAAAACTGTAGAAGAGCATATGAACTTTGTAAGTAAAGAAATTGATTTATTTAAAGAAGAAATAGTTTATATTAAAGAGGCTTCTGATGAGCAAGTTGAATATGTAAAGGACATGAAAAATGGTATCCGAGAAGACATTCAAAGAGTCGAAAAGATTATGGATCAAGTTGAGGACGACATCAAAGAAGTAGAATCTGACGTTCGTAAAATGATTACTAATGCAGAAGAAAGATTTGAAAATAAGAGAAATGCCTTACAGAATGATTATGATAATTCAAAAGAAAGATTATCACAGCAAAATAGAAATGACAGTAAGGATTTAAAAGATAAAGTAGAAAGGGATATGGAAGATCTAGAAGCTCGTATCACGAAAAAATTACAAAGAGCTTTGGATAATCCTTTAGCGAACTAATGATACATGCTTTTTTATTAGTGATATTACTTGGCGACGTTGAACAAAGAAATGCGCCAATGTACTTTAGGAATATTAATGATTGCCATTATTTTGCGGAAAGAGTTGTAAAAAGATACGGTAATTATAAGTACAGTAGCCTTGTACCCGATAAGCACAAGGCTACTGCATATTGTAAAGTTATTTACCTTGATCCTAAAAAGACACCTAATCTTTATTAGATCGATCATGGCAGGATAATGCTATAATCCCGTAATGAATTACTTTGAGGAGATCTGCGCGATTATAGCCTTCTTTCTTGCCATAACGCTGCACGTACTTCAATACGTTACCTAAAGCAAAACCCATGCCATGACCCATTGATTCGATTATTTCAGTGGCTTGATAGCCATTTTGAGCATAATGTGCAGAATAAGTCGAATCAATGTATTCCTTCATTTCTTTGAGAGTTCGATCCTCATGAAATGCATATTTTATCTTACTCACTTCTTCAGCCTTCTTTTCTTCTTTCTTAAAGAAACCCATTATTAGGATCTCCTGATATATATCGATCGTAGTTATCTAGATCATTTTGAATAGTTTCCCATTCTTCTACAGCAGCTTGATGCTGAATAGTCGCTGAGCTTTTAAATGCAGTATCTGCAAGTTTAATAAACTCATCGCGCGAAACGTTATAGTTTTCTTGTGCGAACTCTTGTCCTTCAAAGACAGCTTGACCCATTTTAGACATCTCTTTCAACTCCATACATAAACATGTGATATCCAATCCATCCACCAATTAATGCCATCGCGAAATTAAAAAGTGTTTCGCCAATTGATAGAGCATTTTCCATACACTTACCATCACAATCAGAACCAGCAGTACCCATTACTACTAGCGCTGAAAGCACCATAATTGTTACACCGACGATTTTAAACAACATTCCCATATCAAACCTCCTCAATGGTAATTTTATATTTCTTTCCATTCTCATCAGCTACTTCGATAAACTTAGTAGTTGATTGCATGTAACCTTTATCAGCAAGGTCAAACTGAACTGGACCGCTTTTAAAGAAACCATCTGTATTCTTCTCAAGATTTTCTTTGATTGAATACGCCATCATGTCACAATATGCTAAGTTCATTATTTGATTCCTTGTTCTTTAGCCGCAGCTATGATCATTGGAGTTAACATTTCTTCTACTCTGTCTTCCCACTGTTCCCAGCTAACTTTAGTAAAAGTGTTAACACTCCTTTGAGTTGGAGCATCTCCGAACACGCTTACAAATAAGCCTCTTTTGTTACCAAGACCATTGTTGAAAAGATCATAAGCTGCATTCTGAGCTCTCCTGAACTTTTCCAAATGCTTGTTCTTTGACATTGGACTTTCACATCTACCTTGCATTGGTAGAAGTTCTGTTAGTTGATTAGCCAAATTCTCATAACCTGAGTTAAGACCCCAACTATTTGTAAATAATTCTAACTGTTTCATAATATTCTCCTCATCTTTTTTCATTTTATAAGTATATTATACCATACTTTTCTGACAATGTAAACAAAAAAATGCACTTTTTTCAAATAAAATGCATTTTTTTTCATTTAAATCTGTCCAGTATGGGACATTGATCCCTATATGTGCATTTTTGATAGAGTTCTATAGCAAGTTCAGCTGTAGAGACACAACCAGATAATAAGAATAAGATAGCTATTAACCTAATAACCATGGCGAACCAGTCATTGTAATATGAGTAAGTTCAGCCGCTACTAAAAGTGCTACAAAAATCATTTTGTCGCCTCTTGAATTACTGTAGCACCTTTATGGATTCCTTGTTTTCCGATATCAACCATACCGTCAACATCGCCAGGGTTTAGATACAGATACGCAAATGCTGCACCTATAATCATGAAAAAGATTGCTTTAATCATTCTTATCACCTATGATTCCAAGTTCAATTTTAGTATTATTTTCAGACATAATACTATCTGCTTCATGTTTATCGTTAACTGACTTATCTAGATCTTGAAAAGCTTTAGTTGAACGAATCTTTGAGAGAAGAATACGATCTTTACGAAGTCTATTCATAATGATCTTATTTGCTTCATCGTCAGAATATTCAAGAAGAACATATGATCTGTAATTTGTACCATTGACTAGCACAGTAGACTTATCTACTCTGTAACCAGCGACATCAACATCTGCAATTAGATTAGTTGTTGCTTTTTGTACTTCTTGAAGAATTGCTGCATCAACGTCATCACCAATTCTAGAAATAAAAGACTTTGTTTTAGATCTAACTCTGCCGTTAATTCTATCAGCCAAAGTCGTTTTAGCATTTAGAATAGCAATGTCCATAGACAATTGAAGATCAGGTGAAGCTGAAGTACCAGAAGAATAAATAGCATCTTCATCCTTTGGCGGTGTTAGATACCATTCAGGAATAATAGCAACTTGCTCTTTGACTACCTCAACTTTTTCAGCATACGTTTCTGGAATGTTCTTTTCCAAAACCGATACTGATTTGGTTTGACTACATGCGCTCAGTGCCGCACATGCTGTCGCTAACATAATATAATTTTTCATGACGTTCCTTTATCTGTTCATGTAGTTAAAAATAGAAAAAGCAGAAACTACCGAATCAATTAGATCTGGCGACCTCCTGTTTCTATCACTGTAAGTTGGTTCAGTGTATATAATACGTTCTGTCACAACTGGTTCGCTGTAGATAACTCGCCTAGTAATCACTGGTTCATCATATACAATTTTTTTAACCGGTTCTATTTTTACCGGTGTCGTTATAGTTTGTTTTTGTTCACAAGACATATCTGTTTTAGCATTCAATATTTCTGGAGAAACTGATTGAATAACTTGTTGCTTTGCTTTTTGCATAGCATTTGTGCATGCTAAATTTTCAGATATATCTGGACCAAAAACAAATTCTCCTTCTGCAGGATACGAAACACCGTCAATAAAAATATCCATTGTCATAATACATTTACGAGTATCGTCAACATATGGAAATACTTTTCTATCTACGTTTTCTGTTTTATCGATTTGTTTCGTAAATTGAGAATTTACTTTATGTGCATAATCACAAGGAGTTTCGGCAATCGCCGGTGAGCACATGTGCAAACTAGCTAAAATGCCTGCTGAAATAAATCTCATCTTAATTTCTCTCTTCAACAGAAAACTTTTTAACATCTTTATCTTTCAAAAGATCTTTTACGACAGAATCCATTCCTTTGAATGTTTCACGTCTAGTTTCCCATCTATCACCATTTCTCATAGTGGCAGAAATAATAAAGTATTGTGGTAACATTATACTAACTCCTCATCATGATCTAGTTCATCAAATCCTGCAGGAGCTACAACAAATGGCTTGTTGTTTTCATCTACAAGAATATCGCCAACTGAAATTGAATGCATTGGCTTATGTCTTGTGTACTTACTTTCAGGACCGATATTGCCAACTTCAAAAGCATCATCTAGAGTATCAACCGCAAGATCAGCAACATGAACATACTTGTTGATATGCTCGTTGATGTTAAATGATGGACCCATACCATACATGAATGGTGATGCTGGGTACATATTCTTCATTTCAGCTGAAGGAATCTGGTAAACTTTAATCATAATTATCTCCTCGTTTCATTTTATAAGTATATTATACTATAAAAAAATACGTTTGTAAACAAAAAAATGCACTTAATTTAAAAAAAAGTGCATTTTTTTTTTCTATTATACAGCTCTAAGTCTAGGCCGTGATAGCAAAATTTTTATTTTCTGCTCTCGAGCATATAGTTTAGCATTTTTTATTAATTGGAAAACTATCGTATTCATAACACCCTCCCTAGTTTTACCAGTTTGAGTGCGTTCCTTCAGCATTATGCCTACTTCCGTCTATATGAATAGATGAACGATACTATTATTTATATGAATTAACAAGTTTTTGCCAAGCTTCTTCAAATCCTTTTTCATATTCATGGAGAGGAGCTCCGTCTGAGCCCGCTCTCCATAATCTTGTGAAGTAACCGTCATAAGACTCTAAAGCAGATTGAGGAGAAACATTGAGATGGCCTTTAACCATCCAATATTGTCTATAAGCTGCCTTATGCTTATCGGTTAGCTTCATCCTTTTTTCTCTCTTGCCTTAATTTCCATAACATCCAATCATAATATCTTTCTGGTTCAGGATCATTAATCTCCAGTGGTTTAGGTTCATCTGGTAGTTCAACGTACTTTCCTGTACCTGTGATATCTTGAGTATATTTATTTGTCATGGTTTAATTGCGTCAATTCCAGGTAAATATTCACTCATACCGAGTAATTCACCATCTGTAAATTGACCACCAAAAGGATCAAATTCACCTTTAGTAATTTTCATTTGAAGAGTTTCGGCAAGTTCTGCTAATTCAGGAGGCATGTTAGAATATTCTGCCATGTCTACCATACCAGTATCCATACCACCCCAAGTATCTTTTGACTTCCATGTTCCATCAATTACAGCTCTTACTCTTTCTACATAGTAAGGTCCCCAAACATCAAGAATAGAAGTCAATTGAGTATTTGGAGCAAATTGAATCATATCGGATGCTTGTCCAAAACCCATTACTCCTGCCTTATATGCTGTCTGTAAAGGCGCAGGTGAATCTGTATGCTGTGTAATGATATCAGCGCCTTGACTGATTAAAACTTTTGTAGCATCGGATTCTTTAATTGGATCATACCATGTATTTACCCAAATCACATCGATATCAAAATCTTTATTTACGCTTGTAGCTCCAAGATAAAATGCATTAATACCTCTAATGACTTCTGGAATTGGAAAGGAAGCAATGTAACCTGCTTTACCGTTTTTACTCATATGACCAGCAATAACACCTTGGATATATCTACCTTGATAAAATTTAGAAGAATATACAGATAGATTGTCTGCTGTCTTATATCCAGTGGCGTGTTCGAATTTTACATTAGGAAATTCTTTTGCAACTTTAACCATTGGTTCCATATAACCGAATGATGTAGCAAAAACAATATCCATTTCTTGAGCCATGGATCTGATAACTTGTTCAGCTTCTGGCCCATATTTTACACTTTCAATATAGGAAGTTTCGACTTGATCTCCGAACTCTTGTTCGATAGCGAGTCTACCTTTATCATGCATGTAAGTCCAACCGTGGTCGCCAATTGGGCCGACGTATACAAATCCAACTTTTACAGGATCAGCATGCGCCGCTGAAAATAAGAATAATGACAAAAATGCCATTGCTTTAAAAAATAGTTTCATTATTGAGTCCTTTCTTTTAATGAACAAATTCTTTGATAATTGGAAAAACAGGTTCTAACACTTTAGCACACTCTTTCGCAACATCCATATGCTCTTTTTGAGTGCCATGTCCTGACCTTAATTCAATGTAGTGAATCCATGAACGAAGTGTTCCATTCATATATATACGAGAAGTTGTGAGACCTTCTGGTAATACAGCTCTACGAACTTCTTTTGCAATATTGTTTTCTGCTGCCCATTCGTAGGCTTTTCTTGCAGCAACCATTACTTCGGATTGTTTTTTTAGCCATTCCATTTTAAGATCTATATCTTGTGTAGGAATACTATTCTGTCTATTTTTAGTATCTTGTAAACGTGGTTCAGACGATAAATGCATATCTAGTTCTGATGTAGGATCTGCATATCGTTGAGAAAATTCTTGAAACGAAAATGATCGATGTCTTAAAATTTGTCTAGCAATATCTCGGGTTGTTTCAATTTCTAAGCAAGCAGATACCATTTCGAACGGTGACCAGTGCCCTTCTTTTCTGAGATAGGCAAGTAACCTTTCTGACGTTTGAGTGTTGTTTTGGTTCGAGGGATTCGAGACACGGGCGCAATAAGCGACGACATCTTGTAACGATTCACCAGCATTTAAATCCTCCACAGGTTGTGAATAACTAATCAATTTTACTTTCATTATAAACGTAGTCCTTCTTGTTCTTCTTTAAATCTCTTATTTTCTTCTAAAAAATCTTTTAAATTTTCTTCATCAATACAGGCAACTCTCTCGACTGGTTGTGGGCTGCCATATTCCTTTAAAAGTCTTTCACCATAAACGGCAATGTGAGGTGGATAAGTTGCCGACCACAAACATTCATCTACAGAATCAAAATTAGGCTTATAGAAGACGAACTGATGTCCAGCCGTAAAGAATATTATTAAAAACCATTTCATTATATTTCCTAACCATTATATTATCCTACTTTTATTTATAATCACAATTTAAAATCTTCGAATCGTTTGCCAGTAGTAGTGTTATCAAAAACTGGAGTATCATCAGTTAAAGTTTGTTCGCTTTCTTCAACATCATATAATCTCATTTTAGATCGGTCAATACCTACCACGAATCTACGATGATTCGTGGGATCATTGTAGCGATTCTTAAGTTGTTTAACCATGATTTGTCCTTCTTTGTCAAGCTCTTCTGTTGAGATAAGGGCAAACATGAGGTCTGCAGTAGCGGGTAATCCAAAAGACTCGGACGTATCTTCAAGCCCAACATCCGAGTTACTATAACCTGAGCGAGTCGTTTGCGTTGCAGAGAATATCGGTACTTCGAACTCAACCGCAAGACCTCGTAGTTCCTCAGCAATTGCTTTAATGTAAGTGTATGAATTGATTGCACCACCCATTCCTTTCATTCTTGATGAGGCACAGATATTTAAGTAATCAATAAAGATAATATCTGGCTCAAATTGTTTCTTTAATTTTAATTCATTTAGTAATCCACGGAAATGACCGGTATGAGCTGAACCGGTAGGATATTCTTTTACGATTAACTTACCAGTTGTCTTACGAGCAAGATCAGCGACTTTAGTAGTAAACTGATCTTTTGACATATTTTCAAGTTGATCAATAGGTACATTTAGTAAGTTAGCATCGATACGTTCAGCAATTCGTTCTTCAGCCATTTCCATTGTAATATAGAGAACATTTTTACCTTCAACTAAAGCCGCAGCAGCAACGTGACACATAAACAAAGATTTACCGACACCAGTGCCAGCAAGAGCAATGTTGAGAGTTTTATTGGGAACGCCGCCTTTTGTGATTTTGTTGAAGTACTCGAGATCAAAAGGTATCCTGTCTTCTTCGGTGTGGTAGAATTCATATCTTTCCTCTACATTTTCAATATAATCATGACCAACATTACGATCGAATCCTACACCAAGAGCTTTCGATAAAAGATCTGGTAAAGCGCCTTTTGTAAGTGAGTCATGTTTTCCATCAATAATTGATATTGATTCCATTACAGCATTATAGATTGCTCTATCTTGACACCACTTTTCAGTAGAGTCAAGGAGCCACTGTTCATCAACTCTTTCATCAGAAAAGAGATGCGGAAGAATATCAATTGCCATCGAATACTTTTCACCAGATAAAGTTTCTGAATTATCTAGTTCTACTTTAAAAGCTTCTTTCGCTGGCAGTTTATTATATTTTGCCACGTATTTACCAGCTTCTTTAAATAGAATTCTATAGATTCCTTCAAAGTAATCTGGTTTAATAAATGGCAAAACTTTTCGCATGTACTTCTCATCAGTGAGAAGATTACGTAAAATAATTTGTTCAAGATTTGTCTGCAAGTTTACCTTCTTTCCTCATTTGTGCACGGATCTTAGTAGCAGATATATCGTGTATCTCTTTTCCAAGATCATGTTCTGTAAATGTATAACCAACACCTCGACCGTAACTGATGTCAACAATGTTTGGTACTACTATTATAACATAATCTTCGTCGAATGTAAACCCTTCTTTTGATAAGTTCTGAATAATATTAGTCATCACAGTTTCTTTATCAAAAGGATTATCATCTTGTCCAGGCACTCTTGCATTTGCTTCAGTGTTAGACGGTACGCGTCTGACCATAATACAAACTTGTCCTGTCATTGCATGAATTCTTTTAAATAGTTCAGTATGACCGTCATGCCACGGTTGCCACCTACCTAGCATCTGCACAGTAGGTTTTTCCCAATCGAATTTCATTTATTCTCCTCGTAATATATCTTTACTTATATCTTCTATTTCTTCATCGCTAAGAAATTTATCGACTTTATAATCAATTAGTGAAGGTATCTCAAACATAGCATTTGTATCTTCAAATCTACCTTCTGAAATAGTATCAAGCCAAATCACAATGTCTGGATTAAATGCATCTCTTGTTTTACGAGTAGGACAGACAAAATCGCAGATAACATATCTATTATTTTGTTTTTCAAAATCAGCAAATGTTTTCATACGATTTGCCTGCCTTACTCTGCCTTCAGGAGAGAAGTCCCAATCGTTCGCCATCTGACGAACTTTGTCTGCATTATACCAAGCACATTCTAAATGCTTTTGTAATCTTTCTGATAGCCAGGTTTTACCTGCTCCGGGTAATCCCATTACTAATATTTTCATTGTATTAGTTTCTCCTTAAAATCTATATAACCTCCTTCAATACCTTTTTCAAGAATATCATTGAGTATTTCACCAGCAATTTTTTGTAATTCTGGATTATTTTCAGTTACGATTTCTTCTGATTCTACATTATGAAGAACTGAGAAATTAAAACTTAAATGACCAGCTTTTTCATTGGCAGCAATTGCGTCGAATCTAATAATAGTTTCGACGAAATCACCTGTTAAAATTCTTACTGCCCAATGATCTGAAGACTCTTCAAAAGGAACAAGTTCGTAATCTACATTTTCCTTCATATCTTATATTTTTCTTTCAGATGTTCTGCAAATCCTTGATCAAAAATAGGAGTCCAAAAGCTTTCTTCTAAAGTATCTTTTTCTCTTACTTTCGGATCAACTAATTCTCCAGTTTCTTGATCAACTCGTTGATACCAACCATTCGAAGGTTTTGTAACATAACCACTTTCAAGCGCTACATCAAGTAGACCACTATACTTTTGTACGCCACCTTCCCAAGAAACAGAAATAGGAATTTTAGATTTTTCTTTTACGTAACGAGACTTTTCAATATTTACTACAAAATGGTAACCTTTAATTTCTGTACCTTGTTTGTCTTGCTGACGACCAAGAATCCAGATGTGATCGGCTGAATAGTAAATACCTGTTCCGCCAGAGACAATAGCTTTTGGAAACAAACCAATTTCTTGATATGTGTGATTGACTGCAATCAAAGGAATATCTTTCATATTCAGATATGGAGTTGTCATTCTGAAGAGACCTTTAAGAGCTTTTGCTCTTGACATATCTGCTACTGATTTTTCGTTAATAGCATCTTCAAGTTCTTTTTTAGATGCAAGGTTACCAACAGAATCGATCATTACAACTACTTTATCGCCACGATCTAGAGCTTCAAGTTGACCAATCAGATCGAACTTTAGTTCTTCTACATTTGTAATTGGCGTATGTAGAACTCTACTTGTATCGATATCAAAATTTTCAAAGTAAGATTGAGGTGAACCAAACTCTGAATCATAAAAAAGTAATACAGATTCAGGATATTTTTTCAAATATGCTGAAGCCATAATAAGACCAAAAGAAGTCTTGAAGTGTTTTGAAGGACCAGCAAGGACTGTAAGACCAGGCGCAAGGCCTCCATCAACAGAACCAGATAGAGCGACGTTAATCATCGGAACATCTGTTGCTACCATATCCTTTTCATTAAAAAATTTAGAATCAGCAAGGATTGCAGTTTCTTTTACCTTACTATTCTTTTTCAATTTATCCATTATTGACATATATTTTCTCTCCTATCCAAAAAACTCGTCTAAAGAATTTTGTTGGCTTGATTGATAAGCCTTCTTGTGTTGAATTGTTGTTTGTAATTTAGTAAGACCTTTCCATGGTCCGTTAGGTACAACTTTTTCTTTTGTTTTGACGAAATCAGGCCAAAGCTTTTGTAATTCTAATTGAGCTTGATTATGGACTTCTACTGTTCTCCAAGTAGAACATCCACCCGGTGCGTTTGTTTCTGCGCATGATACTATATATCTACCACTAATACGATTCTTAAAACCTCGAGTTAAAAGTTGTAGATTAATATCGAAATCTTCAGCAGCTTCTACTCGACACCATTCAAGATCTCGTGGAATATTAGGACCGTCAAAGAACCAATTAGTCATCATACGACCATTTTCGCTGTATGGCCAACTATCAAGACTTGGAATTACCCAAGTAGTAGAAAGACCGCCGTAACGAATACCTTCATCCATCCAAGTATTCAGTGTCTCAAACATATCTTCAAAATCTTTTTCATCAAAAGCTTTTGTTTTCCATTTAGTATCACCACCGGTATTTGGTTCACGTACTACAAAATTAAGATCATCATCATATACAACATGACGTTCATCTTTAAACTGATTAAAAATATATTCTCGAGTAGCAGCAATTTTATTAATACTACCTGGAAGACGCATTACTTGACTAGGATATCTTGAAGACATCTCATCAAACTCATGTTCTTGTACTACAAATGTAGTTTTGTCTTGATATTGCTTAGGCAGATTTTTGTATGTAATCTGCTTGTCCATTCTTCCAAGAGTTGGAATTAGAATTTTCATCGATATATCTCCTGCATTCACTTAATTTCATACTAATAAATTTATCGTCATTGATCTGTCTATTTAGAGGAGAAGGATGTGGTAGAACAAAATGTTCTTTATATCCTAATCTTTTTAAATAATCAGATACCATTTTACCTAATGTTATAATTATATCACAATCTTCAACAGATGTACATACAAAATCTTTATCAATTGTATCAAATTTACGATCCCAATTGATATCATTTGATAGATTTATAAATGTAAAAAATTGTAGATCTAGTTCTGCTGTCCATTTTCTTAAACGAGCGAGAGCCGAGCCGCTGTAAACGGCTCGGCTTTTAGAAGGGTTCATCCCTACTATTAGTACTTTACTATCCACTAGATTTTAAGATATGAGCCATATCTTCTTCCAATCTATGGATACGGAATTTGAGCTCAGCAATCTGATGCTCACGTTCTTCAACAGTTTTGATAGACGATTCTTCTTCCTTAAACTTGCGAAAAATATAATCATAATATCCTTCACGAGGTTTTTTCTGAGTAGAACCGCCATTCGACCCCTGCTTCATCGAATAACTCCTTAGTCTTTTCACAAGACTTTTTCCAGTGTTCTGGTAAAGGCAAATCAGCCATTACCACTCGTTTTACTCCTACTTGAATAACACCTTTTGCACAATCTGAACAAACTGGTAAGCCATACACATATAAAGTAGAGCCATCAAGTGAAGTGCCATTATAACTTGCGTTATAAATTACGTTCATTTCTGCATGTACTATTAATTCATATTTTTTCTCTCTGTTCTCATAGTTAGTTAAACTGTCTGAAATACCTCTAGGAAAACCATTATAACCTTGTGCTAGCACTTGACCTTTTGGTCCTACTGCTACTGCACCAATTTTTCTAGAAGGATCTTTAGACCAACTTGCAACATGTTTTGCAAGTTCCAAATAACGTCTATCCCATTTATCCTTTGACAAGGTTGAAGTGTCGTTCGTAGACGTGGAGGTTTTGGACTTGCCACTTAATTGTACCGACACTGATTTCTTTTTCTGAAAGATCTTTGTAATCATTCGTAAAACTTTCCAAAACAAATTTTTGCCAAGCGTAATCGTTTTTATAACCATATACTACATCATTAGATCTCATTTGTACAACTGCATGCATTTGATCGTCACGAATATAATACGTTACTGCATTCGTACAAATAAAGTCGTTCTTGTTATTTTCATTCCATTCCATCCAAATAGATGGTCTATTATATATCATTGCTGCTCTACGTGAATCTGGATTAAAAAGCAATTCATCAAGAGCGCTTTGATATTGTAAAAAGTATTTATCGCCGTAAATTAGTCGGCCATAATTACTGTTAATCTCTCCGTGTTTGTTTGCACTAGCGAGCCAAGCTGCTGGAGGTTCAGCGTCAGGTCGTATATCATATATGTTAGTAGACTGAGACTGATACCAATCAAGCTCAGCATCAACATAGTCTTGATTAACTTTGCCGAAGATTGCCGGTTCGTCGGCTTCAAATGATGCACCGATAAGCTCAATAGTCTTTTGTCCAGATCTGTCAACTGTGAAGTTTTCATCCTTTAATTCCTTTATAAAATGGTTTCGTATATCATTCACCTTCATTGGTCGGTCCTGTCATTTTTGGTCGATTAAGAAAGTCGCGGTCAGGTGTTTGACCTTCCATTTTACCTTGCATATAAGATGCAAAGAAAGAAGCATAATTAATTAAGTCAACACATGAGTCTTCAAGCGATTCAAAGTTAGGTTCATAACTTGGATCAAGTTCCATTGCTTCCATAACAGATTGCATACGAAGAACTTTAGCAGCCATTGTATCAAGAATAGTTGCACAACCACGTGGATAGTACATTGCTTGTTTGATACGCGACTTCGGATTTTGATAATCATCAGATTTTTTAGTTTGTACTTCAGCAGCACGCTTCAGTACTTCAAGAGAATATTTCATTTATACCTCACAGTCGTAGATTGCTCGAACAAGATTTTCATCAGAAGTTTCTAGTTGAACAATATTTTTAAAGTGTTTATGAAATGTTTGACAGAGATTTGTGTAATCACCGCTTTTCATTTCTTCTATAATAGATTTATAATCATAGCCAAGTTGTTTTGCCCATGATTGAGCTTGACCGAGCAAGAAAAACGCATTTCCATCAGGTCCGTCTAGATCAATAATTCTCATTAGTTTACCTCCCAACCAAGATTATCTGCAACCCAAGTATTACCAAAGTCTTTTGCAAGAGCGATAACAACACCTTCACGAATAGCTGTATCGAGACTGCTAACTTTATCTGAAGCAGATTTAATCTGACCGCTGTTAATATGATCCATAACTTCTTGAGAATCATCAGCATCTTGTTGGTACATCTCAGACATTTCCTCTTTGATTGCCCAATCAGACTTTGCTTCGTTCTTGAGTTCTGTGATTAGCTTAGTTAAGTTTGACATTTCCATCGTATTTCCTCTCTTTTTTCATTTTATAGATATATTATACCATAAAAAAGAGACAATGTAAACAAAAAAATGCATTTTATTTGAAAAAAAGTGCATTTTTTTTTATAAGTATTGATCTAAATTTGAATTTAATGGATAAGGGAACCTATGAGTCTTTTTATCTAGTTGTTTTAAAGCTTCTACTGCATCAACCATACCACATATTTCATATCCTACTGATACGCCTTCTTCTAATTGCTTCCAAACATTATTATTAAACCATTTCCAAACAACGATATATTTTACTTTTCCTGACTCTATTTGTTTTTTAGTGTATTCAGAGATATGTATACCTTTATGACTATATTGTTTATAATCAAGTTCTCCATAATCTTCATGCATGGTATCATATTGAAATCCATAATAGTAAGTTTGTTTAGGATCTATGATTGATTGATGATATTCTGGAAATTCGCAATCTGCACCCATAATTCCCATCTTCATGGTTTTAGATTTTTTATCTCTCATCTGAATAAAATCAGAATCAGGTGCTCCAAAGATTGTTCTAGAGATTTCTATAGACGTATTCAATTGCACGATCAGCCTCCTTATTTAGTGGACGATTTTCATACCATTTACCATTATCTAAATCAAAATCACGACACATCACAGCGATTTCATCTGCTGTAATAGGATATTTACGCTTTACTGCATTACCAGCAAGCGCAACCATGATTTGGTACATCTTATGATACCATCCGGTTTTGTTAATTGTTTGATATTCTGCTGCTAAATTCTTTGGCCAAAAAGTACAATCACGATAAGAAGACCATTCGAAGTTTTGATCTAGTTGTGACTTTCGGTATTCAATTATTTCTTGTTGTAATTTTTCAGGTAACCTATCGAAAAAACTATTGAGATTAGATTTTTCTGGCATAGGATGTTTAAACATTAATTCGTCAGCGTCAACACATACACCGTCAGGATTACTGAATATAAAATTGTAGGAATCAGCATACTCAGCAGGGATATAATACATACGAGACAAGTCTTTAGTTTGTTTGTCTCCGAGATCTCCCAATTCTGTTTGGAGAGAAAACCAAAAAGATTTAATCTTGGAATTGGGAACTGCTTTTTTAAGTGGGAACACAAGACGAAACTTTGGTAAATCAATAGTGCTACTTGCAGTAGAGTAGCAGATAAAACGATAATGACCAAAGCGTTGAATAAGCTCATTTTTTAAATCTCCTTCAAATTCAAAATCATCAACATCAACTGCACACCAACCAGACCATTCAATAACATTATCGTTCTTACGAGTTGTGTTATCCATATAAATGGCTGGTGACATTAGTTCTGCTGATTTCTTATCTTTTCTAGGCATTTTTGATAAATCATATAGAACGCGTTCAAACGCATCGAAATCTTTGAGATCGATACGCTTGTCCGTTTTATTATCAAAAATATTATTGAAAAGAGTCAGAGATATTTCCATGATTTCCTTCATGTGTAGGACCTTGCCATCCTTCAGGTTTTACAAGATCTGGCAAACCGAGAGGATTTGGTCGACCTTCTTTAATTCCAACTTCTTTAGACATATTCGCTTTATATACCTGATCCCAAGCTTTGTTGGCATCAACACCGAATACTTCTAAAGTACCAATTGCAAAAACACATAGATCAATAATGCCATCAACTACTTCTTCAGGATTCTTTTCAGCGACAGCATTTTTAGTTTCATCTAATTCTTCTTGCATCATAGCTAATCTAAATTGCATAAACTTTTCAAGTCTAGACCATTCAGATTTCTTTTCTTTTTCCATCCATTTGTCAACACCATACTTTTGGTGCATAACAACCATATCATGAAACCAATTTTTACTCATTTAACAATACTCCATTCTTAAGGTAATTATAATATATTTTATTTGAAATGTACACAACTTTATTCAAAAAATGCATCTAACGACGCCTGTTCTTCTGCCGTCCAACCAACAGCATCTAGAATTAGTTGTAGTGGTTCTACAAAAGTTTTTTCAAATTGCTTATCGTAATCTACATAACGATCAAGTTGAAATTCTTTTGGAAGAATATCTGGAAACGCAATAACATTCTCTTGAATCGCATTTGGTAGTTTCATGTAAGTAAAGAATATTCTAGAACCGTTTGTAACTAATTCGTATTTCTTCGTAAGTTTATTTTCTTTGAGACTCTTATTGTAGAGTAAAGAACCGCGAACATGAATCGGCGTACCTTTCTTATAGATAGTCTTACGATCAGACCAATCAGTAATATTCGACACAGATCGAGGAAAAGCTACTCTCTCAGGAGAAAGCGATTCAAATTCTTTCTTAAAATCTTCGATAAACTTTTGAGTTTCCGATTCAGATCCAGATATAA